TCTAAATAGAAGAATAGGCCTAGTGCGGCAGATGCATCAGTGCGTAGCGCGAAGTGCATCTGCGACTTGCCACGCCACAGTTCCGTTGGATCCCGGATTAAAGCAAACGCGCTGTGTGAATAAACACGAGGACAAAGATCTTTCAGCACATATCTTGCTGATCGATAAATAAATCTCGTTGCGGTTAAAGATATCCGCCAGCGTGGCGCCTCTTTCTTGTTCTTTTTATTGCAGTGTAGAGCATTGGTAGCTCGTCTGGCTCATAACCAGGAGGTAGGTGGTTCGATTCCATCCGCTGCACCCAATTTTTCTTAGACCACACTTACAACCGGCAATTGCGCCGTTAGTGGTCGTATTCATCGAAGCCAGCAACGTCAGAACAGCAGGACAGCTATGACGCCGAGTGACTAATTACGATGCAATGGCAATGCGAAGCCCGGATGTTAAGACCCGCTGTTATCTAGAACGGTCTCATCCGGTACCGGTGTACCGGAGACAGTAATGTCGTAGCATATCCTAAACAACATCGATGAGCAGTGGTCTAAGGAAAAGCAGATACTGCACCCGTAGTTAACTATGGGAAGCTTTCTGATGGTCTGAACCTCGCGCCAACAACGCCTTTGTTGGCGGTGTAAGCAACCGGTTGCTATATACGAGGCTATGAAAGTTCACAAAGACCTTATTTCCAGGATAAATACGTCTCCCTATGAGAAACACAAACCTAACCACAAACCTGAAGAACGGATTGCTTCAAGCAGTTCTATTCTTCATCTTTGCAGTCTCGGCAGTTGCCCTTCCAGGAACTGGCCCTACAAATCTCCAGACAAGTACTGGAGTAACGTTCACGCAGTCGGGTTCGACGCTGGCGTTCAACGCTCCGGATCGTGCGATCCTGAATTGGAACAACTTTGGTTCCGGTGCAGACCAGATCGCCGTCGCTGACACCATCAGGTACAATCTTCCTGGTGCTGCAGCCTCGGTCCTAAACATCGTTTCCGGCGGTGCACAGACCACGATCAACGGAACGATCGAATCAAATGGAAAGGTCTACGTACTGAATCCAAATGGCATCGTGATCGGCGGTACTGCTCGCATCGACACCAATGCATTTGTGGCCAGCGCAGTGGACAATCCATTCGCCGCACAGTTCAAGTACATGACCGATGGAGTTATTCCTTCGGAGGTCGGTGGACAGCGTACCGCTAGCGGTAATGTCGTTGCACAGAACGGTGCGATCTTCGCTACTCCTAACGTAGTCATCCTCGGCAAGGACATCACCATTGGTGGAGTCTTGACTGCTGGAAACATGGCTCTGAACGGCGACGGCGCAGTCACAGTTGGTGCTCCTGCCTTTACCACCTGGATTTCTGGTGACCTAAGCATCACGAATCCTACCGGTACAACCACGATCGGTGTTCCTACCGCCAATGTTGGAACAAACAATGGTATCTCTGTGATCTCCACATCTGGCGATATCACCAATGCTATTGGTTCTCGTGTTGTTGGAAAGAACCTGGTTGTTAACACAGTCAGCGGTAATGTCACGCTCGCCGCTGTTGCCACAAATGCAGTCACTGCAAACGGCAAGAACGTCACCGTTGCTTTTGATACCGGCGCTCTTACGCCAAGCTTCTCAGGATCTGCGGTCAACGGCCTGACGGTCACTGCTCCTGCTTATCTCCTCTTGGCCGATGTCAAGGGCGATGCTGCCAATAACAGCTTCACGGCTGGTGGCACGCTGACCATCGGTAAGGTTCATCTGGGCGGCAGCGCATCCTTCACTGGATCTCGTGTCGTTGACTCGGTCGACAACGTATTCGTTTATGACCGTGCTTCGTTCACGGCTACCGCTGGTGACGTTGCAGTCACCAAGGCTGGTCACAGCTTCGGTCCTTTGTCGATTTCGGCCACGGGTAATGCTACCGTCTATGAGAATGCCGCGATCAATCTGAATGGCGTGAACGTCAAGGAACTCGTCCTTAAGACTAAGGAAGGATTCTTCCAGACTCCTAACACGTTTGCACTGACCGCCACGAAGTTCTCGCTCGATACTCTCGGCGCAGTCACCTTTACCGGCGGTACGGTCTCGAATGGCCTGACGATCAATGCCGGATCTGGTAACGTCGACCTGAGCAAGCTCAGCCTCGTCACCAATCTGAATAGCGTTGCTCCAGTTGTTACCACAACCGGTACGGTTGCTAACCCAGCTCAATAATGAATAAGCTCATCGCACTATTGCTCGCCACTGCAGCCATTTCACAGGCTGCTCTGGCTCCTGCCAATAACGGTACCCTGACCGTTGGTTACCGTGAGAAGGACATCACCTTCGGAAAGGTGACAAGCCGCCAGGGTGCTTATGTGGCCAATGCCGAGTTCACCTGGCAGAGCTTCCGCGCTGCTGCAGTAATGCAGAACAACGTTTCCCTCAAGGATTCCGGCCTTTATCAGGCTGACCTCGTTGGTGGTTACTCGTTCTTCTCCACCCTGGCAAACGTCGAGGTTGGAACAAAGTACGTCACAAAGTTCAAGGCAGATCCAAAGGATCGGATGAATCACTGGCGTCCATTTGTTACAGTCGGTAACTCCTGGTTGTCTGTCACTGCGACAGCCGATCTTGAGGCTCAGACCACGAACATCGAGGGCAAGGTCTCAAAGACCATCCCTCTGTTCCTGGGAATCAAGAGCACGACGGCTCTATCGGCAGGTTACACCGATGTCAACGACGCACTTCCTCGTACCCTGAAGGAAGTCAAGTACACCAATGCGTACTACGGTGGGTCCTTCGATATCACCTGGAAGATTGCCACTGCTGGAATCTACGTCCTGCGTGATGGCATCAAGAATGAATGGTCTGCTGGCTGGAGAGCCGGAACCACAATTCGCTTCTGATAAACTAACTAATTCCTAGCAAAAGGGTGACTTCGGTCACCCTTTTTTATTTACAGCAACCACACATAGTGTATGATCAACCAATGACCATGAAGTACGTATTTGTTGACCTAGATGAGACGTTAATCCACTGCTCATTCCTGGGCAGCAGCGAGAAATCGAAGAAGTTTTCCCGAAAGGGATCTGAGATAATCAACCTGAGCCTGGGAGACGAGACTCCGGAGTACTACCAATGCACCCTGAGAAACGGTGCGATCGATCTGTTGTCCAGGTTAAGAGACCTGCCGAATGCAGAGGTCTACATGCTGACCGCTGCCACGAAAGACTACGCCCTGGCCAACAGCGAGACGTTCAACCTGCGGTTCACCGGCGATCGTGTTTTCTCTCGAGAGGATACCAACCTGCTGGCATCTCGAGTCGCCGATCGTTTTAAGCCTGAAGGTGACTTCGATATGTTCTTGCTGGATAATCTGCCCTACAGCGATAATAACATCAAGATCGATTGGCTGACTTCGCTGGCACGTGCCATTGGGGATTCTTCCAAGAGATTCTCTCGTTCTCATTACATTCAGGTCCCGGACTACTATGGAATGAAGAATAGCCGGGCGTTCAAAGACGAATACATCACCGATATCATCGAGCAAATCAAGAATTCCTAAGACCATGTCCTCCGCAACTGATTATGGATACGACCGCCGGTACGCCGAGCAATCAGCCGCGGCCGTTCTACGCCTCAAGAAAGGCGTTGACAGCGTTTCTCTGAACGAAGCCTGGAGAGCAGCTCAGGCATACGATCAGATGTGTTGGAAGATCAACAAGTTACATCTCACCAAGGAAGAATACGACGAATGGATGGGTTTCATCACCGCCCTTCGTCCAGTTTTCCCGGCAATGATTGACAATCAATGACTTAGGTAATTCTAAGCTGTTTACTTTTGGGTGAACATTGCTAGGATACTGACATGATGAAGCTACCCACACTCTACGCTCGCACCGGTACCGGTGCCGTACAGCAATGGACCATTGAGATCGATGGTGACCGCTACCGTACTATCCACGGACAGACCGATGGCAAGAAACAGACGACCGAGTGGATGGTTGCTTCTCCCACAAACGTGGGTCGTTCGAACGAACGAGATGGCAATCAGCAGGCGGAGTTCGAGGCGAAGGCGGCCTGGAAAAAGAAATCCGAGTCAGGTTACTATCAGGACCTGAAGGATATCGACAAGCCTGCATTCATCGAGCCGATGCTGGCCCAGAAGTACGAGGACCGTAAGGACGAGATCACCTTTCCCGTCTGGAGTCAGCCGAAGCTTGATGGCATCCGCTGCATCTGCACAAAGGATGGCATGTTCAGCCGGCAAGGCAAGCGGTTTGTCTCGGCTCCCCATATCCAGAAGGCGCTTGAGAGCTTCTTCCAGAAGCACCCAGATGCCATCGTCGATGGCGAGCTGTACTGCGACAAGCTGGCAAACGACTTCAACAAGATCTGCTCGCTCGTCAAAAAACAGAAACCGACCGCAGATGAACTCCTCGAGTCGTCGAGGACGATCGAGTATCACGTATACGATATCGTGGATGCCACGATGACGTTCTCTGAGCGGTACCGCTGGCTTGAGGAGAACCTTCCTGTGGATCGAAACAAGGAAATTCGACTGGTCATGACGGTAGAGGTCGTGCATCATAAAGAGCTCGACCACATCTACGGTGGTTACGTTGAGGACGGCTACGAAGGCCAGATGGTCCGCATCGATGCCCCGTACGAGCAGAAGCGGTCGAAGTACCTGCTCAAGCGCAAGGAGTTTCAGGATGCCGAGTACAAGATCATTGAGATCGGCGAGGGCACTGGCAATCGCACCGGTACGGCTGGATTCGCGATCCTCGAGAACAAAGACGGTAGTCTGTTTCGCTCGAACATCAAGGGCAGCCACGAGTTCCTGGCAGATCTTCTTAAGAATCGAGAGGATGTTATCGGAGAGAAAGCCACGGTTCAGTACTTTAACCTGACGCCGGATAACGTTCCGCGTTTCCCATTTGTTATCGCAATCCGCAACTACGAATAAGCCATGCCATCATACACCGATACGCCATCCATCACTAAGCAGCCGGTATTTCGTCCAGAGATGACACGAGATGTCACCATGGAGGACATCATTGCCGCGCAATGCGCTTTTTACGATGTTCTCGAGAAGAGGGGTCTGTGCTTTGCCTCGGTTGAGAATGACGACAAGTTCTTCGAAAGCCATCGTCTCTTCCTCGAGGAAAGTTTCAACTGGCCGGACTACAATTCCTACAACTAACATGAGTGCTAGAAGCATCAAGATCTTATTCATCAGCTGGACCGCTCTGGCTGGATTCATGAGTTTCACTGGTTTCCTCGTCGGAGACACCTGGCAGGTTCTGGCTGGATTCTGGGGACTTCTCTGGGGTATCACGGTTCTGGATCTGAGGGATGAAATCAAAGAAAACCGAGAGCTCCGCGAGGAACTAAAAGAATCCCGCAAACAGGTGGCTATCGTAGCGGAAGAACTTCAGAAAGTTCGTCAGATCCTGGATCTCGAACAGAAAGTCCGATGAACGGCAAAGGCTCAAAACCTCGTCCCCTGAGCATCTCCTACCAGGAGTTTGCCGATAATTGGGAGAACATTTTTGGTCGGAAGGACGCGTCTGTTCCATCCGGTCAACAACACACAGACACACAGACACAACCCAAGAAAAGGAAACCAAAACATGGCTAACACAACAGGAAAAAACGCCTACGAGATTCGTCTCGAGGTTCTTCAGATCGCAGTCAACCAGGCCGACAGCGCCTACTTCCATCAGATCGATTCGGCGCGGGCCGCAGCGGGCGACGGAAAGCCGTATGAACTGCCAGAGGACAATCGTGTCCGTCAGGCCCTCAAGATTGCCAAGAAGCTCTACGCCTTCGTCGAAGGTGAAGGTGATTCTGAGGCAGCCGAATAATTCATAAACTGTTGATGGTCAACATCTTTCATCAGTGTTGACCATCAACAACTTACACAATTTTTAGTGCTGTACTTTTTCTCGTACCGGTGTAGGATATTGACATGATGAAGATCCTACTCCAAACTCAGATCCACGAGAACTACGGCGCCCATGATTGGGACGGTACCGGCAAGTGCCCCCAGTACTGGAAGGCCAAGGGCGGCAATGACATCGAGATCGACCGCGAGCTGACCTGGAACGAGGCGGCTGACACCGAGCTCGTCAAGTCGCTGGTCAAGGCGGCTACCGCCAAGGTCAACCGTAAGGACGATTACTACGAGGAGCACGTGATCGGCTGGGACCTCGTCACCACGGACCACAAGACGTGGTTCGAGCAGTCGCAGCTTGAGATGGACGGCGTGATCCGCTGGCCGCGCATCAAGATCTCTGTTGCCTGATCCCATGTCCTCACCCTTCACATCTGATCTCCCCATGAGTACCGCAATGCACCACTTCAGTTCGAACCAATTTGCCTGGAAAGGCAACAAAGGCACCGCCGAAATGTCGGAGCTTCTAGGTCCTGGCGTTTATTCCTCCATCGGACGGTTCTCCATCACCTCGACTCGTACCGGCAAGACCCGGTTCTACGAGCTCGATTCCTCTGCTCCTGGCTACGAGGATGGCTGGGACGGCGAGTATAAGGTCTATACCGACAACCTATTCGACGGTACCCGTATCGTCATCCTCAACGACTAACATGAATCGCGATCTGCAACAAAAACTTTTTGACAAGTACCCAAAGATCTTCCAGGAGACCAAGCTCGGCGTATCCCAGTCTTGCATGGCCTGGGGCCTCGAAATTGGAGAAGGCTGGTATTCCATCATCGATCTTCTGTGCGATGCCGTGACGTATACGTATTCCACCTCCGTAATGATCGATGAGGAGGATGGAAAGCGTCTCGGAATCAGTCCTACCACTGACTTCAAGGGGAACGATCCGAGGTACTTTCTTCCCATAGAACCTCCTCAGTTCGTGGCCACTCAGGTCAAAGAAAAGTTTGGCGGCCTTCGCGTCTACTACCGTCTGGAATTCGATCCTCAGGTACAAGAGCTCTTCAAACAGACCGGTAAATACCCAGACCTCCAGAAAATCGTGGAGAGGTATTCAGCATACATGGACGGAATCGTGCACTGTGCTGAGGCGCTTTCTTATCGTACCTGCGAAGTGACCGGTGGCCCTGGAGAGATGCACATCCGCTCAGGCTGGTATAAGGTTCTGAACCGGGCAGTTGCCAAGACGGAACCATACATCGGTTATGAACCTGCCTCTGAAATCAAGAAAAACAATCTTCCGTAACATGTACCTCTCATTTGACCTATTCTCTCTCAGCATGTGGAGAGCTCCTAGCCACGACTTTAACCTCCACATCGGTTATGTGACGATGTGGCCGAAGAACATGCCGGACGTCAACTCCAGGGGATTCAACGGATCACTGTTGACGATCTCCTACAGTAACAATGTGGACGACTCAAGCCCGTTCTATTTCGACTTCCTCTACATCAGAGGCATCATCGGCTTCTTCCGTAAACAAGACAATGACATCAAATAAGAAAGACCTTCTCGAGCACTACAAAAACGAGGCTGAACGCTGGCGGCATCTGGCAAGCTCGCGGCTGTCGGCTGACCCCGTATCGGCACGAGTTGCGTTCAAGGAGGATCAACGGCTGTACCGTAAGGTCGGCAAGAAGTTCGTTCCGGTCAATGATCCCTACGCATACGATGGTCTGAGCAACGGATTCTGGCTGATCAGGATCTCGAATGGCTGCACATCGATTCGCCAGCAGATCTTCCCAGACAAGGCTCCGATTCATGCAGCGGCGCGAGATCTGGAGGACAAGCTTGTGGACATCATTCGTGCCGCTAGCGAAGCCCGTCCATCGAAGCAGCCGCTGACTCCGGCAGAGAAGAAGGACTGGGATGCCTTCATTAAGAAGCACGGTGAAAGCTTCAGCACCCTGCAGTATCCATCCATGCAGGAGAACGCCGAGAAGATCATCAAGGCCTTGATCGGAGAATCAAGGTGATGCAGGAGGTGGCGCTGGAGGTACTTCCGGCGCCTTCTTCTTTGAGAGCAGATCGATCTTGCCAGTCTTTGGATTGACCACAATCATCACCACGATGAAGAGTCCCATGACTGTTGCTACGATCCAGAACGGAATGGTTGCAGCCACATAGGCCAGACCTAGCATTGCCACACCGGCAATGATGAACGTCGGGCTCTTCATGAGGAAGCCGACCAGCAGGAGAAGGATGGACACGCCAAGAAGGGCCTTGACGATCATACTGACCATCTCCTGCCGTTGCTTTTCCTTGGCAATCTCCACGGCATCCTTGGCTTCCTTGAGCATGCGCTCGCGTTCTGCGGCCTGCTCATCCTGAATCTTCTTCAGAGCGCTTGCCTGATCCATGCGAAGCTTTGCTTTCTCGGCCTCCTTCTTCTTGACCAGAGCATCGGCTTCCTCGTAACGCTTTGCTGCAGCCTGGGCTTCCTTGGTCTTCTGCTCGTACTTCTTCGTAATCTCGGCGAGTTCTTTCTTTACATCCTCTAGGATCTCGGCATCGATGGCTTTCTTTTTTGGATCCGGCACCGGCATGAGCATCTCTGCATTCTCTTTAGCCTTCAGGTTTGCGATCAGAACTCTCTTGTCCAAGCCCACGACTTCTTCCGTGGCAGAGATGATACCATAGTTGATCTCAGAGATCTTGTCAAAGTTCTCGTTGTCGACCTTCTCTCGAGCAGCATACGCTGCAGCCAATTCTTGGCGGAACTTCTCGTACTGGGCCTCCAGAGCTCTGCGGGCCTCCGCCTCGCGTCTGGCGATCTCTGACATACGGTCAATTGCTCCAGCAGTTGCCTGCGCACCTGCCACTGTTCCGCTGGTGTCTCCTGGTTTCTTGTTCAGTCTATCCCCTAGACTTCCAATCTTACTACCCAGCCCACTCAGCATCTGGCAGCCGGTTAAAAGCATTGATAAAGCAATAGCTGTAAGTACTCGCATCATCCGAGCTATTTATAAATAGCTATTCCCACGAATCTCAATCTCAATAAATAGGAATACTATGGTTGCAACAATTATTCAAGTTCTCGGTTCAGAAGCCTCTGTTAACGCATCCGGAAGTGCTTTTTCCGGTAATCAGCTCATCCGCGTTTACAACAATAACGCCACGGATGTTGTGATTTCTCTGCTCACTGCGGCAGACGCAACGGTCGGTACGTTCACTCTTCGTTCGTACGAAACCGCCTATGTCCGCAAGTCCCCAACTCAGAAAGTCGCAGCTGCCACTGCCTGCAAGATGACACCTGTCGCATTCTAACATGGCTGACAAGAACTACATCTCATACGCCGACGTGGACGGCGAGACAATCGAGAACACGGTATTCCCGGCCGCTGGTACAAACCAGTCCGAGTTCTCGGATATCCTGAAGCTTTCTCATGCCAAGAACACAGTTGTCCGTGGTTGCCACATTTACGGTGGGAAGGAAGACTGCGTCGACATGAATCGCAATTGCGAAAACATTTTGATTGAGAACTGCACCGTTTACCCGTTCGGGTCATACGGATTTACGATCAAGGGCGGAGCAAAGAACATCACGCTTCGTAATGTCATTTTTGACGGCCATGGTAGAGAGGCCGATATTGATCTGGGCAACTGGTCAGATCAATCGATGGAGCAGACCAAGAACGTCGTACTCGAGAACGTACGCACGCTCGATGGATCTCCTGTCAAGGTTCGAGTGTTGTGGGCCGAAAAGCCAACGATCGTCGACAGCAACGTCAAGCTGTTGGTGATTCCAAAGCCTATCATCTGGGCTTATCGTTGGCTACGAGTTCGCAAGCTCGTGCCATGAAATGACGAAGATCCAGGTACTCGTACTAGCACCAGATAAACACAGTTCGTTGCCTCGAGCAATCAGGCACTACGAATCTTTTGCGGACCGTATCACGGTCTATGACCTACCGATACACAAGCCGGTATCTGATCACATCAAGAGCACCGGCTGGATCAATGACCATCAATCAGATTGGGTCATAGCTGTTGATGCAGATGAATTGGTGCACTTCCCATTGGGAGCGAAGGAAACATTGGCCAAGTACGATGAACAGAATGCCCCACTAATTACGGCAAAGGGATTTTCAGTTAAAGGCGGCGTCAAGATCTACACGCCGAAGTATTCGAAGCCTGCTATCTTCTCTCCTCGCCGGCTCATGAACATTAGTTTCAGCCGTAATGGTGAAGAGTGCACAGCAATCGACCTGAATATGCATGAGGTCCGAACTCCGGATGAGTCAACGGAACCTCCGGCGATCCTGCTACGGTACATTTGAAATAGCTAGAAATCTATAAATAAAGGTGGTACTGCCCCGCGGTACCACCTTTTCTTTCATGCCCTCAAGAACACCCCATGAGGAGAAGGCTTGGGCAATGGCCGTAGAATCCCTACAAGGACGCTACTGGACGTCGCGCGAACTTCTCTACACAACGATCATATCGGCGATCATCGGATTCGTCGGGGGCATGGCATTTCAAATACTTATTACCCATGGCTGACGATCCTATTTTCGATTTTGGTTTTACCGCAGTTGACGAGAACGAGCTGGAGGTCACAAAGCAAGTGGATGTGGCATACCAGCGTGTTGCAGAACACGAGGACAAACTCAACCGCCTCTACAATGCAATCCTTCCGCTCCTGCACAATCTGAAGAAGAATCCTGAGAAGGAATACATCAAGTGGCCTAATCGCGTCAAGAAGGTAGAGGAGTTCGAGACGTTCATCGCGAAGATCATCACTGAATGAACTTCGAGACCTTCAAGTCAATAATGGATCTGGGCTTCTCGGTGGCCGCAGTGGCCGTCGGTGGGGTCTTTATCGTTATTTTGCTGAAGTACATTCTGGCTGGAGTTGTTTCTGATGTGGAATCGCTCAACGGTCTAGCCACGATGCTGAACAATCGTATCCGTACCATGAACAACGATCTGATCCGGATCGACGCTCTTGTATCTTCGCGCTTCGGTCTGAGAGTCGATCTGGAAAGATTGGCACGTACTGACGGAAAGACCGATGCAAGAAGAGATTAACACTTTCAAGAATGCAGTAAACCAATATGGTCTGCCCATCATGGCTGCAGGCGGTATGGGCTACTTCATTTACTTCGTCTGGAAATTCGTCACAGAGAACATCAATTCGAAGCTATCAGAGGCCAAGAAGACGATGATTGCTCTGATCGATCGAATTCGCATGCTCGATAATGATCTGATTCGCCTCGAGCAGAAAATAAATACTGCGATAGAAATGCAGCGTGGAGATAATCCAATCCAACGTACTAACCCTCCAATACCTAAACCAGATGAAACAAGACCGCAACAAGTCGTCGGACGTGTGGATGCTCCTAACGCTAGCAATAATCCTGTTTCTTAGCATAATGCCATCGTGTGTCCGTGCGTCGGACATGGTGCATGCATTTAAGTCTCCGGCGTTCAACGGTATTGGATATTCATCTCACGTATTCACGCAGGAGAATCTGGCACGTACTCGTAAGCAGACGATCAAGGATGTTGCAAAGGCAGAGGCCGAGAACCTGAAGCTAGCCAGTCAGAACACCCCTCTCAATAACTTTATCGTCAACCTGCAGGCACGAATCTACTCGCAGCTCGCGTCTCAGGTCACCGACGAGATCTTCAATGCATCAGGCGCCACATTCGGTGTGATTAATCTGCAGGGAGGTGCGACTGTCACCTGGAATCGATCTGGTGACTTCGTGACACTTTACATCGTGGATCCTTCGACCGGAAACATGACCTCGATTCAGGTACCGGTTGGTTCACTCACACCTCCACCCACGGGCTGATGAGATCGATACTGGCAATCCTACTTGGAGTGTCTTTGGCCGGTTGCGGTTCGCTACCGAAATCTCCTCGTATCATCGAGGCTCCGCTCGCCCAGCAATCACCTCTGCAGAAGCAACTCAACTCTCTGCCGACTGTGGATGGCAACCGAATCACCATTGCAGTCTACACATTTGCCGACAAGACCGGTCAGAGAAAGACGGTTGATCAGTATGCATCTTTCTCATCGGCCGTCACACAGGGTGCAGAATCCTGGCTAATCGACGCCCTTCGTATTGCCGGCCAGGGTTCATGGTTCCAGGTTCTGGAGAGGGCATCTCTGGATAATCTCATCAAGGAACGTCAGCTGATCGCACAGACGCGTGAATCCTTCTTTGGTAAAGAGGCTGAGAAACTATCACCGCTTCTCTTTGCTGGAATCATCGCAGAGGGTGGCATCATCGGTTACGACACAAACGTCCTGACCGGTGGTGCTGGTGCCAGCTTGCTAGGAATCTCTGGTAGCACTCAGTACCGCAAGGATGTGGTCACTGTTTCCCTTCGATTCATCTCGGTTCAGACCGGCGAGGTTCTGCTCTCCGTGGCGGTCACGAAGACCATCACGAGCGTAGCGACCTCTGGAAACCTTTTTAAGTTTTATGAGCATGGAGTAACTCCCGCAGAATCAGAAATTGGCCTGACGGCGAACGAACCCAACACAATTGCGGTTCGAAGCGCTATCGACCAAGCTGTGATTGAAATCATACATCAGGGAGCCAAAACTGGATTATGGAAATTCGTCACAGCTAACAACCAACCCACAACAGAAAAATGAAGACCTCAGTCGTAGCACTCACACTGCTTCTGCTCTCAGCTGCGACAGCACTGGCTCAGAATCAGATCTACATCAATCAGATAACAACTGGTGGAAACACCACTCTCGTTCAGGTCGGAAGCCTGAACAAAATCGGCACTTCGGCTGCAGCCCAAAGTGACATCACAGGAGACAACATCGTGTTCGAGATGCGCCAGATCGGCAACAGTAACGACACGAAGTTCTCCATTGCTAGCGCAAACAATCTGAAACTTCTGACCGTTGCTACTGGCAACAGCAACAATCAGCAGTACTATTTCAGTGGCGCCAGCAACAACGCAAACATACTGCTGAATGGAAACTCAAACAAGTTCTTGCTCAACGGGGACACCTCGGTGGATCACACGTCGAATTCGGACACCACTAAGGCTACCTTCACAAACTCGGACCTTATCTTCAACGTTCAAGGTAATTCCAACGACCTTCGCTTTGGAATTAGTTCCGGCAAATACAACTATCTGGACTTCTCGATCACTGGTGACTCCAATAACATCAAGTCCACCCAGATCGGAAACCCAGGTGGCGCTGCTGCAAAAACTGGCCACGAACAGACCGTTGTGCTTACAGGCTCCAGCAACAACCTGACAATCTATCAGGCAGGACTGGAAAAGCAGACGCTGAACTATAACCTGACAGGTTCCACAAACACCGTCCAGATCGTTCAGACGACTGCCGGTTATGCTCCCGTCATGACAACGACTGGAACAAACGGACCAACTGGACCATCACAGACAACCAACTCGATCACTCCTCCAGGAAATTGATCTAGTCTTTAGATCATGAAGTTACCACGGACAGCCGCTATTGCTCTGGCTTTAGCGGCTGCTTCGTCTGCAAAGGCCTTCATCGGAAAGATGATGGAGGTCACCGGCCCTACTCAGATCGTACGAGGAAAAGACAAGATCGAAGGAAAGGTAGAGGTCGGAGTCGAGATGAACGACTCGGTCGAGACCCTGAAGTCCCGCGTCTCCATCACATTTGAGGACAACACCAAGATGCAGGTGACCGAGTTCTCGAAACTCAAGATCGACGAGTTCGTCTACGATCCGAAGAGTGGAAAGGGATCTCTGTCCGTCAAGGCGGCATTCGGTACCGTACGGTATGCATCCGGAGCCATTGCCAAGAACAGCAAGGAGAACGTCAAGGTTCAGACTCCAACGGCCAAGGTGTCGGTTCGTGGCACTGACTTCTCGATGACAGTATCCGAGGATGGCAAGAGTCTGATCGTGCTGTTGCCATCGAAACCATTAGCGGCCGGAGGACCTCCTTTGGTCGGAGAGATCTCGGTGTCGAATCTCTCCGGTACGGTACTATTGAATCAGGCTTATCAGGCCACCTTCGTGGCATCATCCACGATTGCACCGACAGTACCAGTGGTACTAGACTTTCAGGACGAATCTAAAATCAATAACATGCTCATCGTAGAGACACCGCGACAGGTAACGCAGGCAGTCAAGGAGCAGAAGAAAGAAAAGCAGACACAATCGAGCAATGAAGAAGATACCAAGCCGAAAAAAGGCACAAGCACAAAGTCTGAGAGCAACAAGACTGCGGTTTCTCAGGTCGATACGCCACCAGCTGCTGAAGCAGTGGCTCAGGCAGAAGAAGCACCTCCTGTCGAAACTAAGCTAGAGCTTGCAGCAATACAACCTGCAGTTCTTCAGGCAGCTGCTGCAGCAATTGAGAAGGTTGTGGCACCGGCTGCACCAGCGGCACCGGTTGTTCCTGTTCTGGTGAGCATGACCACCAATCCTGGATGGTCCACGGATGGAGTGAATGCCGTGTTGTCTCTGGATAATAGTGGTCAGATTCTGTACTACAGCACGAAGGCAAACGCCAGCCTGACGGTCGAGGTCACAACAAATTCAGGAACGAAGTCATATCCACTCAACTTCGGTGATAAATTAAAGGTGAACGTCACACAAAAGAAATGAAGAAACATACTTTGAAGACTCTCCTGGTCGGATTCTCCGTACTGGCAATCGCGGTTGTCCTGCGTATCTGGGATCCGTATCCCATCGAGGTACTGAGACTCAAGGGTCTGGACTATTACCAGAGAGTCCAGGAGAAGAAGCCGTCGGATAACATTGCCGTCATCGAGATCGATGAGGATTCGCTGGAGGCCAATGGCCAATGGCCCTGGAAGCGTGATGTTCTGGCAGCCGGGATCAACCGGGCATTCGAGGCCGGTGCTTCGGCCGTGGTTCTTCCGATCATCTTTGCAGAACCTGACCGTCTGGGAGGAGACTCGGCTTTCGTTGATCAGCTTGGCAAAGCTCCGGTCATCATCGCACAGTCTGCTGCCCAGAAGGGTAAAGGAGAACCGGTACCGCGTGGATTGGCTACTATCGGTGGTGGAGCCGAGGATTGGCTATTCGATTATCCAGCGGCAATAGGACCTATCAGTGACGTTGGTAAATCGGCTGCTGGGGTCGGAATGTTGCTGACCGCACCGGAGCTTGATGGAGTCGTTCGCCGGTTGCCTCTGATCGTGCAGGTCAAGGGAGAGAAGTATCCGACCCTGCCGCTCGAGGTGCTTCGTGTCTTCGGCGGAGAGGCAAGTAACCAGGCCAAAGTCACCGAGGCCGGAATCAAGATGATCCGCGTCGCCGGCATTCCTCCGATCAGTACAGATGCGAATGCACGCGTCTGGCTCAATTTCAAGTACACCTTCCCATCAGTTTCGTATGCATCCAAGGACTGGAGTGCAGTGAAGGGCAAGATCGTGGTGATCGCTCCGACCGCTGAAGGTCTGGCGAACACCGTGGCAACTCCTCTTGGGACTAGCTACGGATACGAGGTGAACATCCAGGCTCTCCAGATGCTCATCGATTCGGCCCGACTGGATCGCCCGGCAGAGTTCGATCTGTACGAACTGGGAGCCGGATTCCTGATCTCTGCAATCGCCGTCATCACGATCTGCTATCTCGGTTATTCCTTGGCCGGTCTGATCTTTGCAGTGCTGATGGTGGCTCCGATCTGGACAGGCTTTCACCTGTTCTCGAACTATGGATTTCTGGCAGACTTCACCTGGGCCTGCGGTGCTCTGGTTGTGGCCTGGGGATCCGCTCTCTTCATGAGATTCGTCATGGAGTTCAAGCTGAAGCAGCAGATCAAGAAGCAGTTCGAAACATACCTTTCACCAGACCAGGTCGCTCAGCTCCAGAAGAACCCGGATGCCCTGAAATTGGGTGGCGAGGAACGCGAGCTGTCCATCATGTTCACCGATGTTCGTGGGTTCACTGCCATCTCGGAGCACTACGGAAAGAACGTGCAGGGACTGACTCAGATCATGAACCGTTACATGACGGCCATGACTCGGTCGATCATCGAGAAGAAGGGAACCCTGGACAAGTACATCGGTGATGCTCAGATGGCCTTCTGGAACGCACCTCTGGATGATAGCTCTCATGCCATCCATGCGGTCGAGACCGGACTGGAGATGATGGGCAGTCTGAAAGCTTTCAACGAGGAGATCGCCAAGGAAGGTGTTCCGGCCTTCGGAATGGGTCTCGGCATCAACACCGGAGTCGTGGTGGTCGGCAACATGGGATCCGAGCAACGGTTCGATTACACCTGCCTCGGTGACCACGTCAATCTGGCCTCTCGCCTCGAGGGTCAGTCAAAGCCGTACGGCGTCAAGATCGTCCTCGGGCCTCTCACACGTGAACGCGTGAAGGACGTGTTCCCGACCCTCGAGCTTGACTGCATCGCGGTGAAGGGAAAGAAGGAAGGAGTCAAGATCTACACGGTCTTCGACAAGGGCACCAAGATCTACTCGGAATCCCACGACCAATTCCTGCAGCTCTACCGCGGCCAGAAATGGAAGGAGGCGATCAAGCTCGCCAAGGATCTATCCTCCCATATGGACTTCATGTCCGGCTACTACGAGATGATGATCGAGCGCATCGAGTACCTCAAGGACAACGATCCTGGCGCGAATTGGGACGGAGTTTACAGAGCAACTTCGAAGTGACGTTAGGTACCAACAACTTAGGTAATTCTTAGTTGTTTACGTGTGCGAGGTATTTGGTAGGATATCCTCATGATGAAAAATCTAAAGATCAACGACGTCTTCGAGATTGCTGGACGCGAGTCCCTTTATGTGGTAACTGGAGTTGCCATGACCGGTGGTGGTACCGGCCACGGTCACTATGACGTCTACCCCGATCGCCGTGAGATCACTGCGGCCAAGATTCTGGTCGATGGAATCGGTCGTCCGATTCGCTTCTACGAAGGTACCAAGAAGGTGACCAAGGTCGGTCGTGCCAAAATCGCCGTCACTGAAATCACCCTTTCGTAATCAACAACTTAGGTAATTCTTAGAGCTGTACATTTCACTCGAATTTGGTAGGATATTGGCATGTTGAGCAACACTACCTTCAAGACGTACAAGTCTAGCGTTACCGATCTCGAACAGTTTGGCGTCCGTGACATCAATGCGTGGTACGCGCAGGAGTCGGAATACCGCACGACCGCTCAGGACATCGTGATGTCGATTGCCTCTGACATCCAGCATGTGCTCGGCGACTCCGAATTCGAGCAGAGTATCCGGTGGAGGCTCAACCGCATCAAGTGGATCACTCTCAACAAGTTGAGCAATCGCTGAGCATCAACAACTTAGGAATCATCATGAGAGAATCTACTACTCGTAAGCACGGCAAGAAGTACCTAGCTGTCACATCAGATGGTGCATTCGGGCCGACGATCTACTACTTCAACTCGATCAAGGAGCTGTCGAAGTTTGATCGAGAAGACGTAAAGCGTAAGCGCTTGGCAATCTGGCGGGCCCACAATGGAGCGATTTACCGAGTAGGTGCGGATGGTAGGTTACCCGCGGACGTCCTAAAGCGCGATGCCGAGCTCAATGTTCTAGTCGATTCTTCGGATCCTCGGCTAGCCTGACCATCAACAACTTACGTAATTCTTAGAGTTATTTAGAGTTGTACATTTACTGAGAACTTGCTAGGATATCCCCATGATGAAAGCTATCACCCACAAAGGTACCTACTCCCCGATCGTCCGCAACAACGGCTGCGAAGTGACCCTCCTCCTGAAGAAGGGCAAGACCACGTTCGAGCAGGTCGTGTCCTACTCCGAGTTCTCCAAGCGCCAGCAGAAGATGCTGGCCCGCAACAAGACCGTCACGGAGTACCGGACGACCAAGAGCTACATGAACCCCACCGGCCCTGACATCCTGGTGGCCGTCGATGCTCCGCTCTCCTGCGATCCCTCCTCCGAGACCTACTGGTCGATGTGATTCGCAACCTAAGCTCTTCTTTATCATGGACTACCAAAACATACCTGAGAACCTGTCGGATGTCATCCGTGACGCGATGCTGGAGGAAGATTTCAGCCTCGTTGAGGATCAACAACTTACGTAATTCTTAGTTGTTTACGCTGGCTCGGTTTTTGCTAGAATAATAGCATGAAAGTCAAGCTCACCCTCGCCCTCCTCGCCACCGCGATCTCGGCCACCGCCGACACCCCGCGCCTGATCGAGGCTCTGGTCCGAGTCGAGTCCAACGGTAAGGCCAACGCGGTCGGTGACTCCGGCAAGGCCTTCGGCATCCTGCAGATCCATGAGATCACTGTGAAGGAAGCCAACCGTTTGGCCCAGACGCGCTTCACCCATGCGGACATGATGAATCCTACCAAGTCCCGTGAGGTCGCCACGATCGTCCTGAACCACTACGCCAAGCACATCCAGAAGACCACCGGACGCGAGGCGTCCGAGCAGGAACTGGCCTACATCTGGAACGGTGGAGCGTCATCCTGGAAGCGCGTGGCGGCTCCTCAGAATGACACCAAACAGAAGAACCTTGAGCGTTACTGGAGCAAGGTTTCCCGAGTTCTCTGATACCTACCATGAATGACACACCCCTAACAGAGGCCAGAGTCGTATTCTTCGGCTACAATCCTGACGAAGGGGACGAGTTCGTTCAGGCAGACTTTGCTCGAGATCTGGAGCGCCAGAACACCGCGCTGCTGAACGCTATCAAAGACATCGCCTTGCTTACAGCAAACGGTGACGCGGAAAGAGCCAGCTGGGTTGCTCTTGGTATCCTCAATGACCCACGCGCCGCCATCGACGCAGCACGATAAACGAGTCGGGCCTGTTTAAGTTCGACTAAAACGCATAGGATTTTCTGGCATTAGTAGAAAAACTGCGGTATTACAAAAGATCAACCATGACGGAACAGAGATAAAATATATTGTTAGTGGAGATTGATACTATGAACCAAACCAAACAAAGAACCGCTATTGCTGAACATCTTGGCTATATTGATGTGCGTGATTATGTTGAAGATATGGATAATGACTATCTTTCTTTGATGGGAAGAAAGTATAAGAAGGGTCCGCTAATCCGCATTCCAGATTATCTAAATGATTTAAATGCTATGCACGAAGCGGAAGAGCATCTATCTACAGAAGAGATTAAGACATATATGGGGCATCTTCTTGATATTATGGGAATATCTGTGTGGTGCATTACTCATGTTAGTGCCGAACAGAGAGCAGAAGCATTTCTAAAAACTATCGGTAAGTGGAAAGAATAATACTATGGACAAGAATAAACAAATCATTGCTATTGCCGAATATTGCGGATGGCAACAAGTGATGGAACTTCACGGTTACATTAAGGGCATTCGACCCCCCACCCGAGGATGGATAACTGTGCCAGATTATCTAAATGATTTAAATGCTATGCATAATGCGGAAAAGCATTTGCTGAACAGAGAGGGTGATGATTGGGGAATATATTGTGATAATCTAATGGACATTATTGTGTCGGCGGCAGGGTATAGTGCTGCTGATCTATATTGCCACGCATCCGCAGCAACCAGAGCAGAAGCATTTCTAAAGACCATTGGAAAGTGGGAAGAATGAGATATGGACAAAATCAAACAGATTACTCATTATGAAATCAGACCTTGATGTTCTTGGTTTATCAGACAAAGAAAAAATTGCTTTTCTTGAGCATCGCCACGAAATGATTATCAAATGGATTGAGCGTGAAAAACAAAGAGCGATTGATGCCAGAAAGCCACTACCAAGCCCGATGGATTTCCAAATGTCAACACCCGAAGAACAAGAAAAGGAAACTCGTGCAATCATGGAAAGTAATTGGCACCACGATGCTGTTAAAGGTGCATATTCATATCTGTTGACAGCAATCGAAGTTGGCGATGAACGAATGATTGCGAAACTTTACAAAGAAAAGTTTCCGAATAACGAATACTCGATTTGATTTATGCCAAAATACATTGTAGAGTTGTATCTTGACGGTTATGACTCCGAAAAAGAAATGGAAGCAGCTTGTGATGAGTTTATCTATGAGCAGCTAAACATGACTGCCAGTTCTGTTAAAGTTACAAAGATTCCAGATGAGCAAGCATCGTAAACTATATAAAATCGAATATCTATTTGAGCATCCAAACTTTCCCAATGGTAGTAAATGGATGGACTTTACCATGTTCACCTGTATGCAAAAATCATTTGCTGAAGGAGCTTTTGCTATGTTAAAAGCTCATTATGGCGGTGAGAAGAAATATCGCTTAGTAGATAGTGAAGGTACTATTGTTGATCAATGGAACACTGGTAAAATAGTAGTTAATTAACTCAAAATGAACAAATTCCTAAAACTAATTGGCTATCAGCACAACTATGGTGGTAGAGAACCCTCATATAAGTTCAAGTGGGGCGAAATTGCTCTATGGTCAAAAGGCATTTCATTTAGATGGAGTGGGCCTCATTATTCTTATGAGCCGAAACTGATTGTCGCTTTATATTTCATTACTTTCTATATCAACACTCCATCGTTTGGAGTAGAAGCCGCGCAAATGTGTTCCGAAGATGAACGTAATTACGGCTTTTATCTTTTTCCTAATCTCAATAACTGGGAAACAACAGTTTTTGAGTTTCATAACAAATCAAAGCACATCAACATGCCCTGGACATATAAATGGAAACGCACTGAACTGCTTGATTGGGATATGAATACAGTGTTGAAGGAAGAAGCGGGAGAAAGAGATTTTGATAAGTGGTATCGCGAAAGTCAGGCTTGGGTAGCAATCAACGCTAAGACTTACGACTATTTATATGTTTTAGAGAATGGCGTTATACAATATCGCAAAGCTACTTGTCATATTGAACGTCGCACTTGGACTGTAAGATGGGCTCCTTGGATCAACAAAGTCAGCACTACATTGGAAGTAAAGTTTGATGATGAAGTCGGTGAACGCAGTGGCTCTTGGAAAGGTGGAACGATTGGCTGCTCTTATGAAATGCTGCCAAATGAAACCCCTGAACAAACTCTACGCAGAATGGAAAGGGAAAGAGAGTTTTGATTAAAAACTTGACCTTTAACGGAACTGTACCATAATAATACAATTCATTCGTCTACAGAAACTATTCATGAAATCAAAGTCCGTATTTCTATCAAATCTACACTATTTCTATGCTCAAACGGATGGATCATATGCCATTCCGAATAGTGCCGAAGGTGATTTACTAAAAACTGCCAAGAAAGAAATAGAAGAGTTGATGGAAGAAAAGCAGTGGCTACGAGAAACTTTATCCGATGAGGCCAAAAACTATTTTGATATGGCACAAATCAGATTGCCTGAACTATTGCGAGAAAACGAAAAACTGCGTGAGGCACTAAAAGAAATCAGCACCGAGGCTCATTGTATTGCCAAAGCAGGTCCATTGAATACACCAACATTACATGATGCTTGGGGTAAGTTTATGGCAATAGACGCTATGGCAACGAAAGCATTATCAAAATGAGCGATACACCACATACTCAAAAAGTACAAGTAGATAATCTTGGCAAGCCTTGGCATTATGCTTATAAAGAGTTGTATAATCACGCCTGTGAACAAGAAAAGGAGATTAACCAGTTGAAGGCAGATTTCGTAAACATTACTGGGCGTTATATGAAAGAAAACGCTAAACTAAAAACACTATTAAATCAAATACGCAATGAACCAAAACTTTGGAAATCGGGTCGTGCTGGAAGACAAGACCAGTATGCTGGAATGCCGCCATTTGTTCCTATGATTGACGCTATTATGAAACAGCATCTTGACGAAGGAGGTACACCGACATGAGTGTTGAAGGAAAAGAGATCCGTAGCCTTGAGCTCGTTGATTCGAGCGATCCGCGTCTCACGACTACGTGTAAAACCGCCAAGAAAAGCCACAAAAAACCACAAAGAGCGAAGACTACGAGGATGATCGTCCGAGTATGCTCAAGTGGGTTATGGAAAATCGCTTGAGAATAAATAACTCTGCAATTAGTTCTTTTCAGTGAGCCTACTTCTAACAAAGTAGACCAAGACTACGTTTCGGCCAATGTCCATACGACTAAGATGGCCTAAATACCATAAAGCATACTTCAAGACACAATTGGAGTAGGCTCACTGAAAAGAACACTTTTTGATTTACTTCCTGACCGAACACGGTAGGATCTACACTATGAACACGACTGACAAGTATTCCCGAGCCGATCTGCTCGAGGCCCTCCGCAACAACAAGGTTGTTGTGACCTTCACGAAGGTCGATGGTACCGTGCGTGACCTGTATTGCACGCTGAAGAACGACCTGATCCCGGCCGACAAGGTTCCGAAGAACGAGAAGCCGATCAAGGAGAATGACTCAGTCATCCGAGTCTTCGGCCTCGACCAGTCCAATGGATGGCGTTCGTTCCGCGTGGCTTCTGTCACCGGAATGACCATCATCAACGACTAATCCAATGGCTGTCGAAGACATACTCAAGAACGCCAAGAAGCGCACCAAGAAGGCCCGCAAGCACATCGGTGGTGTTGATGCCACTGATGAGCGTTACACCGGTCTCGAACCGGTCTGGGACAATTGGTCCTCGTGGCCCAAGGAAAAGTTCCATGCGGAACGCTCTCGCGCGTTCAATTTCTACAACTACTACCAGGACTCGAAGGCCATGAAGCCTCGTGTGCTCGAGTGGATGGAGGCCAACGGCTATTCCAAGGAGGACGTCTCCGCGGTTCGCCGTACGGCTGACTACCTTCCTGGTGTGACCACCGGCACGCTGTGCACCTGCATGCTCCGTGGCATGCCGGAGAAGCACCCAGAACTCGATTATACGAGCGATCGGGAGTTCGTGGATACCAGCATTCGCAACACAATCTCGATCGGCCGTAGCATGGCCCGGGAGGCATCCAAAGGTGACTCTGGAAGCCCTGCAGCACCCTCGGTTTCTCCGATGGAGCTGCTGCGGAACAAGGCCACGCGTACGATCATCCGTGACCTCGATGAGATGATCGACCTGTGGGTCCTCAAGAAGGACTATGATCCGATCGATATCTATGCCAGGATGCAACACCATGGCCTCTCTGCCATGGCCTGTGCGACCGTGGAGAACTTCCTGACGCGTCATATGACCGAGATCCAGAAGGCTCTGGATGGTTCGGATCCTTACCTCGTGGAGGTCTACCAGAACGAACCGAAGCCTGCCCTCAAGAAGAAGGTACAGGCATTCGAGAAGATGCTGGCCGATCTGGAACGCTTCCGTCATGCAGCCAAGGCCACTCGTGCTCCTCGTGAGAAGAAGCCGATCTCTGCTCAGAAGCAGATCGCTAATCTGAAGTACTGCAAGGAGAACGCCGAGCATAAGATCGCCTCGATCGATCCTCAACGGATCGTCGGTGCCTACCGCCTCTTGGCCTTCAATGTCAAGTACCGCATGCTGATCGATTACGTGGCCCAGAACGAGAAGGGTCTTTCCATCAAGGGTACCACACTGCAGAACGTGGATGAGGTCAACACTCGGTCCATCCGCCTGCGCAAACCTGACGAGTTCCTGCCTATCGTACTCGGTAGTACACCAAAGCAGATCAACAAGGCCTGGGAGAAGCTGACCACCAAGGAAAGCAAACCCAATGCTCGTATCGGATCTGAGGTCGTGCTCCTACGAGTCTTCGAGAGGAGGGACGTCTGATGTTAGACAATATCCTGACCAAAGCATCGCTGGCCGAGAAGGTCGAATCTCTCGTCAAATCCGAGAAGATGTCCTACATCGAGGCGGTCATCCATATCTGCAACGAGATGGGAGTCGATCCGGCCGACATCGGTAAGCTGATCGCACCCTCCATTAAGTCCAAGATCGAGGCCGAGGGAATGGCCTCCAATCTTCTTCCAAAAACCAATACACTGAAAGGGTTCCTATGAGCACAGATCAAACCGTAAACATTAGCGCCAATCCCGATGGTACGCTGGCTGCCAAGCCTGCCAAGATCCCGTTGAAGTACCGTCCTCGTCGCGGCCGTCATCCTGAGGTGACAGCCGGTGCATTCGGCAACGGCCGCAAGCACAATGGCATCAAGTACCGTCGTAGCTCCCTGATCCGTCGCTTTCGATGATGAAGGTCTACACACTCGATCAGAACGATCTGCAGAGGACCGGTCAAGCGGCCACCACTGCATTTCTGAATACGGCTCTGGCTGATAAGGTCATCACTCAGGAGCAATACGATGAACTCTCGAAGTACTGTATGATCTGCCATACCCCAAATGGATTCATTGAGCGGCTGAAAAACGCCATCGGATTCAACAAGGAAGAGAATGGGTATGAGAAGATCTACTGGACTGCGCATCAACTCACAAGGTAATGCAGCCCTGGGAGGCATATCAGATATATACTGCACTGAAGCTACACTTTGAGTCAGAGTCCTACGACGCCTTAAAGTATAACTTCAGAACTTCTGCTAGCCAGAAGTCGTTCCTTCAAAGACGGGATCGCTTTCACTTCGCCAAGCTGGCCAGGAAGTATCCCGAACAAAAAACTTTGGTCGAATTCCTGGTTGCCAATTTCTCTAAAAACGGAAAGGGCATCTGGGCTGGAGACCTACTCGATAACGAAGGTGAGGAGACGTACCGAGACTGGCTGAAGAAGCGAGACTCGTTCACGTACTTTTTTACTGGAGAAGTCGATAAACTTGCTGACTATTGCAGGAGCCATTCGCTCTCGTTCGATCAATTATTTGCTCGGACCGGAGAGGATCATCCTGTGATCGTCAAGCTTTTCGGACAAGGCGAAATCTCAAAGGAGACGGTCACCGTCCTCGATGAGCTACTCAACTTCCTGAAGCATCAGAACGTAACAGAGACGATCTTCTGGCCAGAATTTGAGAAGTCAGTCCGAAAATACCGGCCATTCCTAAGGCAGAGCGTGGATCTCGCAAAGTGCAAGCAAATTGTGCTTTCGAGATTTACATCCGCCTAGTGTCAGCATACAGTCATACATTGTTACACATACTAACCATACATCGCACATACTATGTCATTCGCAAATCTAAAGAACAGTCGCTCTCGCGACATCGAGTTCATGAAGCAGCAGGCGCTCAAGGCCGGCGGCAATACGCCTAACGAGAAGTCCTATGAGGACAATCGTTTCTGGACGGCTGGAGTAGACAAGGCTGGTAACGGTTATGCCGTCTTCCGCTTTCTGCCTGCCGGTGAGGGAGAAGAACTGCCCTGGGTCCGTTATTGGGACCACGGCTTCAAGGGCCCGACGGGTAAGTGGTACATCGAGAACTCTCTGACCACGATCGGTCAGAAGGATCCGGTCTCGGATATGAACTCCAAGCTCTGGAACAGCGGTCTGGAGTCCGACAAGGAGCTGGTGCGTGCACGCAAGCGCCGTCTGCACTACGTCTCCAATATCCTGGTCATCTCTGACCCGGCCAATCCTGCCAATGAGGGCAAGGTGTTCCTCTTCAAGTACGGCAAGAAGATCTATGACAAGATCCTTGACTTGATGCAGCCTCAGTTCCAGGACGAGAAGCCGGTCAATCCGTTCGACTTCTGGACCGGTGCCGACTTCAAGCTGAAGATCCGTAACGTTGAAGGCTACCGCAACTACGACAAGTCTGAGTTCTCGACTCCGGCTCCTCTGTTCGGTGGTGATGATGCTAAGCTCGAGGCTGTTTACAAGCAGCTTCACAAGCTGGCTGACTTCATCGATCCGAAGAACTTCAAGTCCTATGCAGAGCTTGAGAAGCGCCTGAGGGACGTACTCGGTGAGGAAGGTCAGATCCTGACCACCGCCGAACGTACTCAGCTGGATGAGAAGGTTGCGGCTCCTCGCCGTGCCTCTGCTGAAGCTCCGGCTCCTCGTGAGGTTGCAGCTCCAAAGGCTCCTGCAGCCGATGAAGAGGAAGAAGAGACGCTCAGCTACTTCGCCAAGTTGGCCAAGGAAGGCTGATCTTTCTCTAGTCTATCTCAAAACAAGAGCGGTCGAAAGGCCGCTCTTTTCTTTTACAGCGACCAGTTCGCCAGAGGAGTGGTCATCCAGCTGGTACGGTCAGGAATGTTGTTGCTGTTGTATGTGACAGACTGGGCAGAGACGTTCGTGGTCTTCTTTCCGGAACCGCCTGACATCGATGGGATCATCGCCTTGGCAAGCTCGGCATTATCCTCAAGATCTCTGGTATTTGAGACCAGAGCAGACATCTCGGAACCAATCGTAGAAGGTACTGCGCCAATCTTCGCCTGTGTCTGGCCTCCGTTAATGTTTTCCTCAAGAGCCTTGTAGAAAGCGTCCTGTGCACTCTTGAGCAGACCCCAGATTCCAGATTCTTCGCCCTCTGGCTTATTTGGGTCACCTAGTGTTTTTTCGGTAGCCTTATCAGTGACCGTTTGTGCCTGCTCTGCGATTTTCTTTGCTGCAGTTCTTTCCTGCGATGCAGCCACGATACTTTTTTGAGGGCTAGTAGCAGACTCTGCCTCAGTGATGGTATTTGTACCACCTAGGAGTTTCTTGAAGCTGAACTTTCTCAGTTCACCCATGTCAGCACCGAACCATTCTCCGACGTTTGCAATGGCGTTCTTCACGAGATCCATCGGCAGTGCTAGAAGGTACTTTGCTAGACCTCTGAAGATCTCAACCACTCCTCCCAGAATATCTCCGGACGAGAACTTGTCTGCGATATCGCCCCAAACATCGACGAGGGTCTGAAACACCATCTCAAAGGTCTGACGTCCCCAGGCGACCAGACGACTTACGAATTCTTGGATGATATCGGTGAAGCTGAACGAATCGAGGAACGACTCGGCCTCGCTAAATCCAAATTTACCGAGTATCCAGGAAACGGCACTCTTCAATAGATCCAGAGGAGCTCCGATGACTCGTCCTAGAAGTTCAGAAACTCCAGTCTCGAGGGCGGCTCCGATGTCTCCAGTTTTTCCAAACTTGTCGAATGCGGCCTGAACAGACTTGAATATGTCCCAGACGACTAGAAGTTTTCCGAAGATCACACCGAATAACTTGCCGATCCCGAAGAACTTCTTGAAGCTACCGAGGAATGGCTCAATGGCCTTCATCAATGTGTTCTTCATGTTGGCAAAGAACTCACCAACCTTACCGAGAGATCCTCCCTTGGAGAATAGATTGCCGATCTTGCCGAACGTATCACCGATGAAGTCAGTGACGGGCTTGATAAAGTTCTTGATCTTACCAAATACCTCCTTGAATGGGGCAGCCAGTTTTGTCAGGAACTCACCGTTCAGACCGATCTTAGAAAGAAACTTTCCGACACCCAGGATCTTCGATAGTGACGAAAGTATGCCGGTGAAGAGCTTGGTGAAATATCCTACGACGCCAGCCACAAATCCTGCCAATAGACCTCCGATGATAGCCAGCGGTCCTAGCAGTTTGGCCAGAATACCATCTTCTTTCGGTGCAGTTGGAGCTGTCGGCTTACTCTCAGGGCGGGCTCCCAGGCGCGCCAGAAGCTTCATCATCTCCGAGTCTCTTTCTTGCTGTTGTAGATCCTTCGTTCTCTGCGCAGATGCCTGTCTTCTATCGGATTCAACTAAGTAATTATAGGTAGCCGAAAGATCATTGGCAATGATCGACAGAGCGTTTCTCATCAGGCCGGAATAGTCTGACAACATCACGACTCCGGCCTCGACCGACTTCATCGTGGTCAGTAACTCCTCAGCTACCAGAAGTATTCCGTTAAGAGGCTGAAGTAGAACGGACAAATCACTACCACCCTGCACAAGTCCTTGGGCCTGAGCTGTAGCCGGAGCCTCCGAAGCCTCCTTTAGCGATTCCTTCGAGGCCTCAGAGACTGGTGTCAATAGATCGACAACCTTCAGCGCACTCGTCTGAATCTTGTCGAGTGTCTCATTCTGGACCATCAGTTCCAGAAGTATGTCGTCGAATGTGCGCTGTTGTTTGTCTTTTTCGTTCATGTCAACTGTTTGTTCTTACGCTTGGCGCGTTCGTTTTCTTCCTTGATGTGTTCAACCAGCAAGGAAACGTAGATCTCCCTCTCCCACGGAATCATGTTATCCAGCTCGGTCAGACTGTACTTGTGATGCTGCATTAGAGCAAAGTTGGTCTGGTAGTGGTTGACGAGACTATCATGAGAGAGGCCTACGAGAAAAAATTCTGGAGTCCTGTGAGAGTCAGGCTGTTGTCGGCACCACAGTGAGAACACTTGTACTCGATCTTGTGCTCTAGCTTCGGAGTCGATTCAATGAACTTCCTGATCTTATTGAATTGAGTCTGGTTCAGGGATTCGATGAACTGGTGGAGCTCCTCGGTGGTATGATCAGAGGCACGGTGCACGACCTTCTCATCGAAGATCGAATCGATACAACCGACGATGACTGACATGACCACCTTGCCGGTGTCTGACTTGTCCTGTTCGGCGAGCTCGGAGATGAGGTTGACGTTTGGCCAGTTCATCACGACGCCGATCTTATCTGTCAGCTGGATCTTGGCATCTGGCAGGTTCTCGGTGTTGACGGAGACTTCTTCCAGATTGATCTCAAGTGGATTCGGCTTCTCGCACTTCTCGCACTTCAATGTCAGCTTCGATACCTCTCCTACCGACTTGGCGCGTAGTTTCAGGAAGATGTACTCCAGGTCAAACACCGACAGTTTGTCAGGATCGATCTTTCCAAATGTGCAGGACGCGATCGTATCCTTGATGGCCTGGGTGATCTGTTTCTGATCGTTCGACTCACGAGCGACCATCAGGATCTTCTCTTCCTTGACGAGGTATGGGCGATACTGAATTCGCTTGTTGCTGGACGGAAGTCTCAGCTCATATTTTGGGGTCTCAATGACTGGTAATGGCATAATGTTATCCTATAGGTTGATTTCGCTTGTCTCAAAAGATCTTCTTGATTCCTCCAATTGCTGTTTTGACCGAGGAGAGCGCCGATGCGACTGCACCCTCTTCCTCGAAGTTCTCATAGGTCATCGTGACCGAGAACTTCTGAATTGAATTCTCTGCGGTGTTGTCCAGCGGAATCGAAACAAATGTGATCGGATATGCATTCTTCAGCTTGATGCCGTAGACCGGAAGGTTCTCCTTGTTCAGCTGCTGTATGACGATGTCGGTGGTGTATTCGTTCTGGTAACGAACACGATATGCATTGGCATCGATGACCAGGTTCGACCATTTGTCGAACATCTTCTTGACGTAGTAGTCATGGGTCAGCAGGAAAGTAAATGTGACGTCCTCATTCATGAAGCCGTACGGGATCTTGATCGCCTGGCGGTTGCTCTGATAATCCATCGTCATGATCTGACGGCCTGGTAGCGAGCACGACTCGCACAGGATTCCGACATCTCGAGGATCATTGATGAGAGAGCTGGCCTTGAAGCTACGAGAGACCAGTGAAACCAGTATGTTCTGGATATCGATGTTCAGAAGGCTTGCAGCTGGTGGCTGCATGTAGATCGCAAACCGATTTGTATGGGCCAGGCCACCATGCTTCGTGATGGTGCCTTTCATGTCGTTGATGCTTTTTCCGATGAGTGTGGCCATAATAGTTTAGGCTTTCTGATAGATCTTCTTCGATTCGCTCCAGACCTTGGTCTTCTGGGCACCGCGGAAGTGTTCCGTCGGAAGGAAGATCGCGATCTCCCAGTCGGGAGCCAGGACCTGTGAAGGACGTGTCTTCATCTGGTCAAATAGGTAGTGCTTCAGGCAGGGCTGAAAGTAGCGGTGTTTTCTGGCACGTGCGAGCGTCTCGTACCTAAGTCTTAGCTTGGATCTCTCTGTCAGATTATCATCAGTGAACGACTGCATTAGGCTGTCCAGGAAGATCGCCCTGGTGTTTGGATGCAGGTAATGCAGGTTGAGCCCCAGGAAACCACCGGGAGCCGGAGACAACATGATCACCAGCGGAAAACGATCGTAGTACGGTAGAGTGTCCTTGTGCAGAGCATCGTACACAAACATGTACATAAATCCCCATCTCGGGATATTCTTCTGCTGAAGAGCTTCATCCTTCAGGAGTTTATTGCGATTGATTCTCCCGTTGAGCTCTTTGATCTTCTCTGTAAACCATTCTCTGGCTTCCTTGGACCTGCGCTCAAACCCAGTGCTGGCCAGCTCTGAACTTAGCGTTTTGAATAGTGAAGCCATAGTTCACTATTTATAGAGAAATTTCTAAAGTATCTTGATGCCCAGTCCACGCAGAGTCTCTTCAGTCCATACCTCGAACGACCAACCACGATCTGCGGCATATTCCTTGGCCGCTTCCCACTTGCTGATGTTCTTCGCGTAGGTCATGACCTCGGTGATGTACTTACGTGTCTTCTTGCCAGGATTCTTTGGAGGCTGAGATTCCTTCTTCGGCTTCACCTCGATCAGTATGACCCTGCCATCCGTGAACTCAGCCTTGACATCGACGAAGTAGCGATGGATCTTGCCATCCGTCTTACACCGGTATGGCACCACAACCTCCTCCGAGGACCATGATTTGATGTGAGATCCCTCGTCTAGCCACCGAAAGAGTTGACGCTCCCACAGCGACCGATAGACGATGTTTGTGATATCGCCTCGGTACTTCGAAGGGTTCTGTGGAAGGAATTTACCTCGGTAACTCATATAAATATCCAATCACATATTTATGTCACTTATCGACACAGCACAAAATATAGCTAGAGTAACGAATTCAGAGACATTGGTGATGCCTCAATTTAGAGTGTTCGGTTCGCAATCGAATGCTCTGACCTTCCCAGATACTCTTCGGAAGAACCCTCTACCATTTGTTCTTTTTACTGCTCTCGGTAAGTCTCAAAGCCCGGCGATTAGTTTACCAATACCTCCAGGATTGACGATCGGCGACGGAATGTCGTACTCATCAATGAACCTAGGTATTATTGGCACTATCATGGCTGAAACGATGACTCAGATGGGAAAACAAACATCTGTTTCTGGAGTGATTGGAGCCGGAGTGGGAGGGATGGTAGGTTCAGTGATCAATAAAGCGGGTCAGTTGAATGCCGCAGCGGCCGCATCGATATTGGCCAGAAAATTTGGATTCGAAACCGTTGCCGACACAGTTGACTTCAGTCAACGACAGGTCATCGCTCCAAATACGAATACAACTTTTCAGAACTCGAATATCCGATCATACTCTTTTACATTTAAACTCGTTTCTCGATCGAAGAAAGAAGCTGAGACGATCAAGAGGATCGTAGACATGTTCAGAGAATATATGTACCCAGAGGGTAAAGATGTAGTCCTATCGTATCCTCCGATATGGAACATCTCTTTCTATGATAAAGATGCCGTGGTTAATCCATATCTTCCTAAGATCTATGATTGCTATCTGACCGGAATGACTGCGACATTCAACGCTTCCACGAATATCTTCCACGAAGATGGAAGCCCGGTCGAGACCGATGTGGCTTTATCGTTCCAGGAAACTCGTGCCCTGACGAAGAAGGATATTCAAGATTTGGAAAGAGGAGAGACGAGAACAACCGAATCTGTATAATCCATGGCATTCTTTCGACAATTTCCAAAGACCGGGTATGACTTCGAGTCTAACGGTGTCATCACGAAGATCATCGACATCTTTCGTACGGTTAGAGCCGATTCAGTATTCCTGGATGACATGTCCACGTACCAGTATTTTCAGGTACGAAATGGTGAAAGACCTGATGTCATATCAAACATTCTCTATGGAACTCCAGAATACTACTGGACGTTTTTCGTTATCAATGAACACCTAAAGACGGGACTCTCTGGATGGCCAATGGGTACGGCGGAGTTTGAGGATTACATCCGTCTAGAGTATTCTGGAACTGTGATCGACACTGAGCCAGTCGTGGTCAAAACTCCCGATGGAACAGTAGCGAGATATGACAACTCATTGGCTGGAAGATTTACGATCGGAGAGACGATCACTGGAGCAACATCGCTTGCGACGGGAATATTGAAGGAAAAGAACGTCCCGATGAGTCAGCTGATACTGGGATCAGTATCTGGTAACTTCAGAGAACCAGAAAGCATCACGGGTGCTACCAGCGGTAGTTCGGTCGTTACGAGTCAGGTATACCTGCATCGCGATGCCCCTCACCACTACGAAGATCCGAATGGGCTGGAAATGTACAACTCTCGATTTATCGATGAGGATCTGACCATTGCTGGAGTCCAGCCAAATGCTGCCGACTTTAGTCTCACGCCAGTATCCTATTACGAGTACGAACTACAATTGAATGAAGAGCGCGGAAACATCCGAATCGTGAGACCGAATATGATCTACCAGTTCGCTCAGGTGTTCGGAAAACTCATCAATGAGTAGACAAAACAACGTTGATCTTAATTCATCTAAGATCTTTGTACCATCGGCGTACAGAGCCTCGGAGATCGTAATCAGAAATCATGCAGGTAAGGAATACGACATCAAGAGAATTGTAGCCGATTTTACCATCACTGAGAGCATATATCGATCGACTCTCACCCTGAATATCGGAATCCGTGATGATGGAAATTTCATGGAGCAGGCTGCTCTTACCGGGCACGAATGGATCTATGTTGTACTCGACCGAACTTTACCGAATGGAACATCTCAGAACATCAGTCTATGGTTCCGAGTGACAGAATATCCGGTATTTGCCAAATACAATAACAATGTCCAGGTGTATCGCATCGGAGGAATATCCGATCATGCGTTCGTCTCAAAGTTCAAGAAGATCTCCCGGGCATTCAACGGTAAAATATCGGATTTTATTCATAACGTTTTCCGTAATGATCTTGGCTACGATAATCTAGAATTCGGATCAGATACCACCGGCACGGCGGCATTCATTGTTCCGAACATGGAGCCGATCGATGCTATGCATTGGGCACTCCGTAGAGCCTTTACTCAGGAAGGAAGTCCGTTCTATCTTTACCAGACACTCGATGGGAAGATACACCTCAAATCTCAGGCGGATATCATCAGACAAGATCCGTACAAAGAATACCGAGACGCAAAGTTTTTTCAATACGATATTAATCGCGACCCAGAGGAGGCATACGAAGAAAGGGCGCTACGCATTCTGAGCATCAATTCTGATCTTAGTCTCTCGAAGCCGGCTCAGGGAATGAACGGAGCTTTTGCCTCCCGCAGCGAATACATCGATATTGCCACGAAAACCGCCTCAGCATTCAAATTTGATTACCTCGAAAACGTCTCAAGGTTTCCTACAATAGAGGCATATCCGTTCGTTGCGCCTAATTTCGAGATCGACAATCAGAAATACATCAATTCCTACGATAGGACCAAGATTAACTACATACCTATCAATTCCGCTGCATTCTCAAATGTCGGAAACTATCACGCCCCGACATCCAGAGGCATCATAAACTATGCTCAGTCTCAGCTGGAGACACTAGATACACAGCAGCATACTATCGTTTTGAATGGAGATCTAGAGCTTAACTGTGGAAAGGTTGTTTCTTTACGAATCCCTCCGGCAGTAGATCCGAAACCAGCGAAGAAAAATTCACATTCCTCCGATAACAATCAGGTTGATGATTATCTTTCCGGAAACTATGTGGCGGCATCGGTCGTCCATAATTTTGCTGAGGAATACTTTATCGACATGAAGGTGAAACGAGATACATCACCAGTGACACCATTTGCATCATGAACGCTACATCACAGGACCAACTACTATCAAAGTCATTTTCTTGGTTTACTGGTGTCGTAGAAGATATCAGCGATCCCATGCAGATGGGTAGAGTACGTGTACGATGCTTCGGCTATCACACCGAGGATAAAAGTCAGATCGAGACAAAGGACCTACCATGGGCATTTGTAGTTCAGCCTGTCACTTCTGCGGCGATGGGCGGAATCGGAACATCGCCAACTGGAATACTACCAGGATCCTGGGTTGTTGGTTTCTTCCGTGATGGTCCATCGGCGCAGGATCCTCTGATCCTCGGCACGATTGCGTCGATGCCGGTTGCTCCTGATACAGCTAGAGGATTTTCCGATCCATCCGGTCAGTATCCTAGATCAAGTCGACTGGGTAGTGTGGATATTCCGAAACAATCGACAGGAGAATATACTCAAGCACCATCGTATGTTCGTAGGAATGATCTACGTGCTCAAAATATCGAAACAGCCGTTCCCCCTAAAGTTAGCAGCGTGGCGGTCGATGAACCAGATTCGTACTACACGAGAAGCACCTGGAGCAATCTAGAAATAGACCAGGTGGTATCGCCGTCATATCCTAACAATCATGCACGGGAAACGACCTCAGGTCACGTGTTTGAGGTGGATGACACTCCGAATTATGAGCGCATTGCTGAAATGCACGCATCAGGCACATACCGTGAGATCGATGCCACCGGTAACATTACCACCACAGTCGTTGGAAATCGATATACGGTGGTCTTTGAGTCGGATAACATCTACATCATGGGATCCTGTAACATCACCGTGGATGGAGACCTGAAGCAGCTAGTAAAGGGCAACTATCACCTAGAGGTCGAAGGAAATAAGACTGAGTACATCAAGGGATCCAGACAGTCAAAGATTGGTCAGTCCGAGCAGACCGAGATCGGGAAAGAATGGGCCACAAACGTCACGAGCAATAAGATCGAACGTGTCGGTGGCAATACAGTCATCACGATAGACGGTGACAAGGTACAAACGATTGCTGGGAACAGTGACCTGACTGTGGCCGGAAACAACGGGCTCATCGTGGTTGGCAAACATCAAGAATTTTCTGGAGGTCATCACGAGACATCTTCATCCGGGCATCTCTTCCTGACATCCAAGGAAAACATTGAATTTGAGTCCCTGGCAGCGATGAAGATCACTGTCGACGGTAATCAGGATATCAGCGCAGCTGTCACCAATATCGCCAATAACGTGAACGTCACTGGAACAGTGGATGCAACAGTTGAGGTCGAGGCTGGATCGAATAACATCAAGCTCACCACGCACCGCCACTCCGGTGTTCAGGCCGGACTCTCGAATACTGCTACGCCAATACCATAATCTGCCATGTCATTACTTTGTGGAAAGAATCCGGCACTTGATGCGGTCAATGCGATCCGCGATCAGATCAAAGCCAAGCTTGCTGACAAGAAGAGCGCTCTGGGAGGTCTGGCTTCTCAGGTATCTGCTATCACATCAAAGATTTCCGAGCTCCAGGCGAAGGTCACGAACCTTGATTCATTCCAGGCAGAACTTGCTGCACTCGTAGGAGCAGATGCAGCAAAGATCGCTGCCTTTAAGGAGAAGTGGAAAGGTAAGGTGGCAGAACTGGATGCACTCGTGGCAAAAACTACAAGTGGAATCGCCGATGCTCTGGACTTCTGTAAAGACGTTCCAAATGTCAAGATGAATCCGGCTACCGGCGCAACAGTCCAGGAGGCCAAGGAGTCTCCCACACCAAACACCGCACCGGTTGAAGTTGAACCAGTCAAGGAAACGGTAGTTGATAATTCTCAGAAAGTATCAACTGGAAACTCCGGTGTTATACTGGCAGAAGCGGAGAGCAAATTCGATGAATTCATACGTCAGCCATACCGTCAACAAATAACAATTCCGCTCTCAAAGAAAGTAACCTCCGCGGTCGATGAAGAGGCGGCAATACTCCTGTCTGATGAATATAAGAAAGCACGATCGTCGATTTCTATTTTTGGAGGAACAGATGATAAGCCTGAGGTGTTTAACACATTGGAGCAGGCAAAGCTTAAGAGAAATGCTGCGTCTGAATTATCGAGTCAGGTTGACAAGTACTATGAGATCAGGCTACAGGAAGTATCGCAAGATACCGGTGTATTTACCACTATTGACTATTTTTCAATTAAAGTAGAAAGCCTGACCGATAGGTCCATCTACCAGTATATGGAAGACATCAAACCTTGGCTAGAAAAGGTGAATAGCATTCTTACTTCCAATTCTGATGCGGCGAAGGACTACTACCGGTACAAGAATAATACCTCGTAATTTGCCTATAAATAACAAACCATGGCCGGAATCCTTGTAGCAAGCGATAGGAATATACTGGGACGAAAATCAGCAATCGTTTCTCAGCGAAAGCCGTATTCTGACCTGGATGTATCCCTGTCCAGAGATGTGACAAACGATATCGCTCCATTAAAAGATATTGAAGCAGTAAAAGCTGCGGTCAAAAACTTAGTTCTTACTTCATTCGGAGAAAGACCATTCCAGCCAAACCTTGGATCGGCCATCAAGGGATTACTCTTTGAACCTGCGGATCGAATTTCGATAGCAGTACTGAGGAAGTCCATCGTTGATGTTCTCAGGAAAAACGAACCTCGTATCGATTCTATCACCATTGAGGTCAAGGATGAATCAGAGAACAACCGTTACGTGGTCGACCTAGGATTTAGGGTTATATCTCTGAACCAGGAAGTAGACATTTCATTTTATCTCCAGAGAGTTCGATAACCTTTTACGACAATGGCTCAATTCGACGTTACAGAACTAGACTTTCAAAACATCAAGGATTCCATCAAGGATCACTTTAAATCACAGTCAAAATATAATGACTTTGATTTCGATGGATCAAATCTGTCTGTGCTGCTGGATATTCTGGCCTACAACACGCACTACAACGCGATGGTGGCTCATTTTAGCATCAATGAGTCGTTTCTCGATTCTGCACAGATTCGTGGTAATGTTGTATCCCATGCCAAGATGCTTGGATATGTACCACGTTCGGTGCAGGCATCCAGCGCAAAGTTAAACATTACCGTTACCGGAACAAGCGTTTCTCCCGCCACGCTGACAATGGAACGTGGTACTCGTTTTCAGACCGCTTCTCCGATAAGTGGATCTCCTTATGTGTTCTTAACGCTGGAGTCAGCTACCGCCTCAAAGAATAGTTCGAATAACTATGTCTTTTCTGGAGTGACTGCAAAGCAAGGTGTTCTCAAACGCATGCTTTATCTGGTAGACAACTCGATCGAGAATCAGAAATTCGTCATACCTGAGGCGAATGTGGATACTTCCACAGTTCGCGTTCGAGTCAAGACGAATCAAGATTCCGATGACTACGAGGTATTCACACGATTCACAAGTCTTTCTGGCATCAGTGCTACATCATTGGTGTACTTCATTCAGGAAAATGCCAGTGGTAAATTTGAAGTTTTCTTCGGCGATGGAATCCTTGGCAAGAAGCCAATCAACAATAACATCGTAGAGGTAGAGTATATCTACACTCAGGGGGCTGAGGCCAATAATTGCCGCGGAGCATTTACTGCACTCGATTCGATCGGATCGTTCAGCGGCGGAAGCATTTCAGTCTCTTATTCGAACGGGACCTCTTCGACTTTTGGAGGAGCTGATCCCGAGACCATCGAGTCAATTCGATACAATGCTCCTTTGACCTATCTTTCACAGAACCGAGCAGTTACAGCAGACGACTATCGCTCACTCATCATACGTGAGTTTGGAAACATCGATTCGATCTCAGTTTGGGGTGGCGAAAAGAACACTGAACCTGACTATGGCAAAGTCTATATTGCTATCAAGCCAACTGGTGCAGCTGCACTGAATGCAGCTGAGAAGAACAATATCATCACAGCGATCGAGAATAAAAACATTGTTTCGATTACTCCCACGATCGTCGATCCAGACTTCACCTACATCAAGCTCGATGTTTTCTTCAAGTATAATCCGAATCTGACAGACAACACAAAGATTGCTCTGGAGGGATTGGTTCGAAACCGTCTACAGACATACGCTCAGACATATCTGCAGAGATTCGACGGAGTGTTTCGTTACTCCAAGCTTCTGGCAGAAGTTGATTCTGTCGATAAGGCGATTCTAAACAGCGTCACGCGTGTTTACATGTTCAAGGACATAACTCCTTCGAACGTGACTGCAAATAGCATCGATATTACATTTGCATCTCCGATCTATGCGACATCTTCAAGCTCATCTATTCTAAGTTCTTCCGAATTTAAGATTGGTGGCGTGGTACATTACCTGAGAGATGCTCCGATAACCGGTTCTGTCAATCGTAACATCTTTCTTTGCCGTAGATCCTCAGGGGCTGAAGTGAGAGTTGCAAATCTAGGAATACTATATGCAGCAGCCGGACGTATCGTTATCAATAAACTTCTGCCAGATACGACTGATATTATTCGCCTGACGGTTCTTCCAAATTCCTTCGACCTGGCACCAAAGAGAAATCAGCTTCTGGATATCGCGTTGTCCATTCCTTCTGGTCGCGGAGATCTTGAACCATCGACGGTTACTGGTGAGATCGATACGATTGCGGTGTCTGGATCATCCGGTGCAGTAAACTACACAACTGTTTCACGTCACGAATAAGGCCATGCCTCACTCGATAGAAACAATCGCGAGCACTCGTAGAAAGACAAAAGAATCGATCCGCGTCGATTCACTTGTTCCTAGCGATCTGCGTCAGCCAGCCGAAAAGTTAATCGATCTACTCGAGGATTACTATACCCATATCAATGAGGTCGGTCAACCGAGCGCCGAGATCAACTCGATGGTCGAAGCTCGCGATATCGATGTAACGAAGGCAGCCTATCTTGACCTCATACAGAAGGAGATCGCCAGCGTAATTCCAAAGAACACCGTTGCGAATCGAGTCAATCTCTACAAGAATCTCGCCAGATACTACAATGTCCGTGGATCGAAAGAATCGATCGAATTGTTCTTCAAGATTATCTTTCAGGACAACGCCGAGGTCTATTTTCCTAGAAAGGACATGCTGATCGCCTCGGATGGCGTCTGGCTAGCCAACGTTCAGCGACCGGTTTATTCCGCGGCTCCTCTCCTGGGAGTGATCGGTAATGGTACAGGCGCGAAGGCGACGGTGACAACCTCAAACGGAGCAATTCGCCGTATCACTGTATCAAACGGAGGAACTCTATATCCCTGTCCCACGGCAAGTATCACTGGTAATGGAACAAACGCTGTTTTAGAATTATATGTGGCCGGAGGCATTGTTCGATCGATTAAAGTTTTAAACGGAGGATCTGGATATACGAACGCGACAGTTGTAATTACTGGTACAAATACCACAGTTGCAACAGCGACAGCCGAGATTGTGGCAGGAGCAATTTCATCAGTCACGGTGACTGCCGGAGGTGGCGGATATGCAAGTCCTACGGTAACAATCACTGGAAATGGATCTGGTGCAACTGCCATAGCATATTGCGCCGGTGGAGTGATCAAGCACATCCAGATGTTGACCTACGGATCCGGATATTCGACTGCAAATATTGCGGTTAGTGGTGCGACAGGATCTGGAGCCGTCACAGCCGCTACCATTGTAAATGGAGCAATCACTCAGGTCAATCCGACATCTTATGGATCTGGATATACAACCGCAAAGGTAGCAGTAAATGGAATTGTACTCGATGAATCGGCTCCTAATTCAACCTACGCTCAAATTATACCAAACGTAGATCGTACTGGAAACGATTCAGGTCAAATTGCATCATACATCATTGCCGATTGTGGGCAGGGATATACGGTCGCAGGCAATTTTCTAGGATACTCTACCGGAACATACAACGAATCCCGGGGATTTCTTTCCGATAACATCAAGCTTCAGGATTCGTATTTCTACCAGAAATTTTCGTATGTTATCCGTACCGGTAACAACTTTGATGTCTGGTCAGATACATTCAACAAATTAGTGCATCCCGCTGGAATGATATTTTTTGGTGAGATCTTGATTTTGCTGCAATTGCTTGATAGTAAGTCGATCATGCCATTGTTGCAGCCCGGTCTTATTTCCGCTGAAGACTTGGCCAGAATCATTATACTGCAGGCTGCAAATAATCTTACGATGAGCCTGGAGGCATCGTATTACCGAATGGCTCTGAATGTTCCTACTGGTACAAATACTTCGTTCATGCTTAAATTCTTCGACGATAACCCGGTGAATATCTACGGTTCGATGACAATCGAACAGGCGGAAACGCTATATCCGTATGATGATTATACCATCTCAACAGTTATAAATACAGCACCGACGTGGAATGGGACGACTCTCGGAGTCAATTACGTCTAAAATTTTACATACCATAACTCATGCCAGCCATCATTACTTCTAGATTCCGTCTCGAAAATGCCTCAAATTTTAAGGAGGCGGTCGGGTCGGACAGCGTGTATCTTTCCATCGGTAAGTCCGATAATTGGAATTCGGCACTTGGCGGAGCCGAGACCACAGCACCGACTCCTGTTGATACTCTGGTAGAGAGGAACGATTTCTGGCAGAACGCGATCGCCCTGAAGAAGATCGATTCTTCTCTTGTCACACATATCATTCCTCGCTATAATTGGACATTAGGACAGACGTATATTCCATGGGATGACGCGTCAGATTCTATCTTTACGCAGGCATTTTACGTTATCACGAGCGAATTCAAGGTATATAAACTCATCAATAAGCTTCATACCGCCACCACGGTACAGCTCGAACCAACGCACACTACACAAGCTCCAACGAACGCTGGCGATGGTTATATCTGGAAGTACATGTACACGGTGACTGCCGCGGAAGCCACTGCATTCATGACCAATCTTTATATGCCAGTGAAGACTGCTGTGATTCCTGCTGGTGGAGTTATCGGAGACCTGTCACCAGAAGATCAGACGCGCTATAACTATCAGAACAATTCGGCCTCGGATGTCGGCAAGATTTACCGCATTCAGGTGACAGCCGGTGGAACTGGATATGCTACGCCTCCAACCGTAGTGATCAACGGAAATGGATCCGGCGCAACAGCAACTGCTGTCGTTTCTGGCGGAGTTGTTACTAGAATTGATGTTGATACGAATGGCGCGAATTATAGCGTAGTTTCAATATCATTCACTGGTGGCGGTGGTTCAGGTGCCGCTGCTCGCGCAATCCTTTCACCAAAGGGCGGACATGGTACCGACCCAGTTTCTGAACTCGGCGGATTCTACATCGGAATGCGAGTCGTTCTGAATGGACCAGAAGGTTCTGGTGACTTTATTGTAAACGGTGCAACATTCCGCCAGATCGGAGTCATCAAGAATCCATATAATCACGGTACCACCACAATTGCCACTGGCACGACTCTTTCGGCTCTTAAGTCTCTCACACTCGCCGGTGGATCTGCCGGTGGATTCCAGGTCGGAGACTATATCACAGACAGCGGTGGATCCGGAGCTCGCGCATATGTCGATGCATTTGATTCTACAGCCGGTGTCCTAAAGTATCACCAGAATGACAAGACTGGATACGTTGCATTCACGGTCGGAATGACTATTACCGGCGCATCTGCAGGATCCGGATCAATCGGATCGCTGGGGAATCCAGAGGCAGATCGATTCAGCGGAGACGTGATGTTCGTTGAAAACCGCGCAGCCATCATTCGCTCGGCTTCTCAGCTCGAAGACATCAAGATGATTCTGGAGTTCTAAGATTTAATTTAACCCGTCATGGCAATCAAGAATTATAATATCCCTCCGTACTACGACGACTTTGATCAGTCAAAGAACTACCTGCGTGTTCTGTTTCGCCCTGGCTATGCTGTACAGGCCCGCGAGCTGACTCAACTGCAGACCGCAATACAAGCACAGATCGATCGTTTTGGAAGCCATGTATTCAAGGAAGGATCACCGGTTCTGGGCGGTCAGGCATCTCTAGACACTAATTACGAGTTCGTAAAACTAGAAAGCACATTCACCGATGGCGGTAGCACGTACTATCCTGAAGGTGACGGCGGCAGTAATCTTTCCTATTACACATCAGCTGTAGGACTCACCGTCACTGGTGTCACGAGTGGAGTCATTGCGGATGTCCTTGAAGCAACGGCATCTACCACATCAGATGCTCTCACTATTTTTGTTCGCTATACGCGTGCCGATACTGCAAATACATCCCATAGATTTTCTCCCGAAGAGATTTTGACATTTACTGTCAATGGTTCTACGAAGAAGTTTAAGGTTAAATCAGAAGTTAATAATCCTGTAGGAAGAGGAACCCGTGTTTCTGTCAACGAAGGGGTGTACTTTGTAAAAGGAAATTTTGTCTATGCAGCGGCTGATTCAGTAATTGTATCAAAATATACCACAAACCCATCAGCGCGTGTAGTCTATAAGATTTCAGAGAATATCGTTACCTCAACAGAGGATGCATCTCTGGTAGACAACTCAATAGGAACGCCGAATGAATCTGCTCCAGGAGCACATCGCTATCAGGTTGCTCTCGATCTGGTCGTAGAGCCATATCTCCTCTCGAACAGAACAGAGGACAATATCATTCAGGTACTGCTGATCAATGGTGGTCAAGTAACAGGACGTGCCCGTACAGAGTATTCAGAACTTGCACGCACTCTGGCCACTCGTACCTATGAAGAGTCTGGCAATTACACAGTTCGTCCGTTCCAGATCAACGTTCGCGAGTATTACAACAGCGGCACGAACGGAGGATTGTTCACGCAGGCACAAATTCAGTCAGCAAATCCAGGATTCACGAGCCAACAAGCTCTGGATTATGGAAAAGCCAGATTGGCAGTAGGACTTGAACCCTCGGTTGCATATGTTAATGGGTATCGCATCGAGACTCTCGATACTACATATGTCACTGTGGAAAAAGCTCGAGATGAGGCATTCATCAATGGTGCATCGATCTTTACTCCGCTCGGAGGATATGTCTATATCGATACGGTTGTAGGACTTCCAGATACTGCTACTTTTAGTCCGATAAACCTCAAGAATTCTGGAGGTACCACGATTGGTACCGCCCGCGCTCGTGCCATGGAATATGTTTCCGGCACAATTGGATCAGCAGCTTTCTATAAGCTATACCTGTTCGATATCGTAATGAATTCTGGACAGTCATTCTCTAACGTCAGTACACTTCAAGATACATCTGTCCCAGGATACGACTTCACTGCAACGGTCAATGATATCGATTCGAATATCACGTATGCAGTTCTATATGATCCATCAAATAGTTCGTTGCTGTACAAGCTTCCTGTCAGTGCTGTACAGTCTCTGCGCTCTTCTGATGATGTGACGTGCGACTTCTTCTACTACGTCAAGCGCAAGTTTGATAACGTCCAGGCAAACGGAAGTGGTCAACTGACGCTTACAGCAAGTTCCGAGAATTTCTACTCGGTTACCTCTACGGATTATGTGGTCGTTAAGGCGAGTGACGGAACTCAGGTCACTCAGGCAGTAACTCCTGTTCTGAACAGTGGTGGAACATCTGTCACCCTCTCGCTCGGCGGTGGAAATGCAAATCTGTACTTCTACGTCATTGCATCGACACGTCGAAACCTGATCGAAAAATCAAAGACTTTCGTATCTGGTGTTACGACTTGGACCTCCGGCGCCTACGGTAATGGTCAGAAGGCATTCTCATCACCAAACACCACACCCGGTGGTTATGATTCTCTAGCTCAGACCGACGTCCTGAGAATCAAAGCGGTGTATATGTCTGCCAATGCTTCGACGGACGCCACGACCAACGACACGAATATCACCAGTCGTTATACACTGGATGACGGTCAACGAGAAAACTTCTACGATGTGGCCCGCATGCAGTTAAAGCCAGGAGCAAGTGCTCCTACAGGTCGTATTCTAGTAATCTTTGATTATTTCACTCACAATCCTGGTGACTACTTCGGCGTCAATTCCTACTCTGGCGTTGACTACGGAGATATTCCTACATTCAATTCCATCAAGGGAGCGATCGCTCTCCGCGATGCGGTCGACTTCCGCCCGACCAAGAGTAACGACGGTTCTGGATTCACGGCCGCTGGTGCTTCGACCTCGAACTGCATTGTTCCAAATTCTACGATTCTGACAGATATTCAATTCTATCTGCCGCGCATCGACAAGATCTTCGTCAATAAGAATGGAGAGTTTGCCTCAATCAAGGGTATCTCGAACGTGATTCCAAAGGCGCCGGAAGATCCGGAAGATTCGATGGTACTATACTCGATTAACCTGAATGCCTATACATTCAGCACGATCGACCTCTCGGCAAAGATGATCGACAACAAGCGCTATACGATGCGTGATATCGGTCGTCTGGAGAAGAGACTCTCGAATGTTGAGTACTACACCTCGCTGTCGCTGCTCGAAAAGTCCGCAGCGAATACCCAGATTCTGGATGGTACAGGTAACCAGAGATACAAGAACGGGTTCATCGTTGATTCGTTTGTGGACCATGGAATCGGTGCCCTCAATCATCCAGACTATCACTGCTCGATCGAGGCCGAGAAGGGAATCCTTCTGCCAGAATTTACTCAAAAGTACGTCAACCTTGTTCCTAATATCGCAGGATCGGCTAATATCAAGCAGACCGGATCTTTAGTCACTCTTAACTATACAGAAGTACCATTGATCGAACAACCGTATTCGTCATACTCCGAATACGTTAACCCACACGCGGTATATGGATGGCAAGGAAGGTTAGAGCTATCTCCTCCATCCGATGAATGGAAAGAAGTCACCACAAAGCCTCAGCTGGCTGCAAATGCTTCTAACAGCTATAGTTGGTTCAATGAAGCCGATGCCGATACTGCAAATGGTGGATTGTTTAACGATTGGCAGGTCAATTGGTTCGGTGTTTCCCCTGAGGAGGAAGAAGAACTCCGCAATCAACTATCCGAGGGAACATTAACCGCTCGCGGAGGATCGATCATTGCCTCGAATGGTGATGTTGTTGGACAATACACGAAGCCATCGAGTGGTGTCTACAATAACACACAGACTTCTCAGGTATCTGATACGGTCGTCAATAATACCGTTGTTCCATACATTCGTTCCAGAAAGATATATTTTAGAGCTACTGGTCTAAAACCTCTCTCGAGAGTTTACGCATTTTTCGATGGCGTAGATATGACGAACTATGTTCGTACAGAGGTTGCGATGACCAACTACACCACGAATCCGGACGATAAAAATTATGCTGGACTGACCGCGCATCCATCTGGCGCCACAACCCTGACGACGGACTCTTCTGGACAGGTGATCGGATCATTCATCATTCCTCATAATGATGCTATCAAATTCCGCACCGGCGAAAGAACATTCAGAATCATCGATAATTCCCTGAATAACTCGGATTCAGCCTTTACATATGCCGAAGGCATTTACCGTGCAACTGGAATCTTTGTGCCGGCTCCTACACCTGCTCCTCAGCCACCGGTAGTGATTCCAACGCCAAAGCCTGGTCCGGCTCCTTCCGTGCCTCCGTTTGTTGGTATCGCAGTCCAAGGGCTCACTCCGAAGTATAACGGAATTCCGTTCAACTTTACCGCTGTCACATCTGCGACCGGATATGGATCTCTCACATCCCTCGTGATGGAAGAAAGATCCAATGCATCGGATCCTAACTTCGGATATTGGGTGCCTCTGGCATATCAGAGCGGAACAACTTCCGGAATATCTGGTAATGCGGTGTTTAGAATTTCTCCGGCTCTGCCTGGTACATATCAGGTACGTGCAAGAGCAGTTTGGAGCGGCGTAACGTATTATTCGAATACGATTTCGTTTACCGTAGCATCGGCTCCTCTGGATATTTCAACTCTACCTGAAGCCGAACGTTATACACAATAATTTAAAGCATGAGCAACGTATACCTATCACCAACACAAACGTCAGCTCTGCAGCAGGCTAAGACCTACGTCGATCCTGTTGCACAGAGTTTTATCGTCGATAGTCCAGGTGGAGCATTTTTGACGTCGATCGATCTATACTTTGCATCTAAAGATTCTACCCTACCGGTTACTCTTGAGATTCGAGAGATGGAAAATGGAATTCCTACCGGAATCATTGTTCCATTTTCAACGGTGACAGTCAATGCCGCTGACGTCGCAACGAGTTCTAGCGCATCGTTGCCTACGAAGTTTGCGTTTTCTGCTCCGGTTTTTCTACTTGATACGTCAGAATACTGCTTCGTGGTGAATGCTAACTCTCGTAACTATAAGATCTGGGTTGCAGAGACCGGAAAAAACGATGTGACAAATACGTCGTTCTCTATCACCAAACAGCCATATGCTGGAGTGATGTTCAAGTCTCAGAATGCATCGACCTGGATCCCTGAGCAGAATCTAGATATCAAGTTCGTGATTCGTCGCGCTGAATTTGTTTCCACTGGTGACATCATCCTGAACGAAGCAACACTTCCAGTCATTACACTTGAATCAAATCCTCTTTATACCTATAGCGGAACAAAGAAGGTCAGAGTGTTCCAGAAGAACCACGGTCACATCGCCGGGACATCAGAAGTTACAATCGCAGGTCTGACGGCAGGTACCAGTTACAACGGAGTCCTGGGAAGTGATATCAACGGCACCCGAAACGTTGTTGATGCCGAACAGGATTCTTATACGTTTTTGGCTGGAGGCGCCTCAAACTTTACTGCCTCAAGTCGTGTTGGTGGAACGGTCGTGACTGCCACCGAGAATAAGACATACGATATTCTATACCCGAATGTACAGCAGCTTGTGTTCAAGAACACCAGAGCTGACTGGTACGCTCGTACCACGACAGGAAAGTCATTGGCCGGATCTGAGATTCCTCACTCACTGAGTCAATATTATCAGGTTCCGGTCAATCAGAATGTCGAGATGAATCATCCTCAGATCGTTCGTGCGGTGAACAGCGCAAGTCCGACCTCAAAGAGCCTGTATCTCAAGGGCACGTTTACCACAACCCAGTCTACACTTTCTCCGGTCATTGATCTGAATCGTACCTCGGCGATTGCCATTTCGTACCGTCTCGATCGTCCAATCGGATCTGCCGCAACTGGATATAATGTGGTGGAGGGATACCAGGCAGAAACAGCGGCCAGCGGTTCTTCTTCCCTTTCGAAGTATATCACCCGTCGAGTTGACCTGGCGACGGCTGCGTTGGCCCTTCGTATCTTCCTGGCAGTAAACCGTCCAACTGGATCGTATATTAATCTCTACTACAAGGTAACCAATAACATCGATGCTAATTTTGATTCATTACCATGGGTGGCTGTCAATCCAATCGATACCGTTCCGATCAATGACAATGCAGCAGAATATGCCGATGTTGAGTATGCTGTCACAGAATCAATGTTATCTGGGCCATTTGTGGCCTTTGCATTGAAGATCGTCTTTACCTCGGAGAACAGCTCAGCAGCTCCTTCCTGCTCTGACCTGAGAGCCATCGCTGTGACATGAGCCAAACGGATCCCAAATACGCAGTTGTCAAAGAAGATCCTTCTCTTGTCAGAGATAGCTATTCGAAAGCTATAATAAATAGAAACACTAAAGACTATCTCCGTCGCCTGGTTGCGAAAAAGACCTTCGATGACAAGGAAGCGGAGATTCAAAGGCTCAAGTCGGATGTTGATGAGCTCAAGTCAATGGTGCAATCTCTACTGTCCTCTACTCAGAATTCTAAGTAATCTCATACTTCCATGGCCCTCACTGAAGTCCTACGTTCCGATACATTTGAGCAATGGCGCACAAAGACGAACACTGTTTCGTCTGACCTAGGCGACAGAGCGACGCTTTCGGCCAATATCACCGCGAACACATCGTTGGTGGGTGCCATCAACGAGCTTCAGAGTGACATTGGAGTCATCGGTAGCCTTTCCACTTTTGCTGCATCAAACATCGTTGCCGCTCTGAACGAACTGAAGACAGGATCAAGTGTCACGATCTCTGGGACGAAGACCTTTTCGTCGAATCTCAACCTTTCTTCTGGTCAGGCATATACGATCGACGGAACATCGGTCCTGAACGCCACAACATTAGGATCCGGCGTGGTCACCTCCTCTCTGACCACGGTCGGTACAATCGGTACGGGTGTATGGCAGGGAACAATCGTTTCTCCGACATACGGTGGAACAGGCATCAACAATGGTAGTCGTACTCTGACGATCTCTACGGGAAATCTGGCCTTGACGACAGCGGCCGGGGGATCATCACTGACTCTTCCTGCAAGCGGAACGGTTGCTACTTTGGCTGGAAGCGAAACGCTCACCACGAAGACCATCAACCTGGCGAACAATACGCTGACCGGTACTCTGGCTCAGTTTAACACAGCTCTGACCGATGACGATTTCGCAGCCCTGAATACAGCTCAGACCCTGACGAACAAGACGATCGCTCTGGGTTCAAACACGATCAGCGGTACTCTGGCTCAGTTTAACACAGCTCTGACCGATGACGATTTCGCAGCCCTTGCCGCAACTCAAACTCTGACGAATAAGAGCCTGCAGGATTCTACCACATTCTTTATCGATGATGTAACACCGACAAAGAGGCTGCAATTTCAGTTATCAGGTATTACCGCGAACACTACTCGCACACTGACGATCCCGGATAATTCTGGAACGATTGCTCTCACCTCAGATACGACATTCATTGGTACCACATCAATAACTCTGAGCCGTGGATCTGGTAATCTTGCCTTGGCTGGTATTTCATCGGTCACTCTTCCTGGTTCAACATCTGGAACAGTTCTACTCCAGCCTACGGCGATTGCTGGAACAACTACAATCACTCTCCCTGCAACAAGCGGAACAGTTGTTACCACAGGAGATACTGGAACCGTTACGAACACGATGCTTGCCGGAAGCATTGCAAATGGAAAGCTTGTCAATAGTTCTGTCACATTCAATGGTGTTACTGTTGCCCTCGGATCATCTGGAACTATCACTTCGACGACAACAAATGCGCTGACAATCGGTGATGGACTTAGTGGTACGAGCTTCAATGGATCTGCAGCAGTCACAATAGCTGCAGATGCAACTATTGCTCGTCGTGCTGATACTTTCTCTATCGGTACAACATCGGTCGCGCTGAACCGTACGTCTGGAAATCTTGCACTCACCGGAATTTCTTCGATTGATTTTCCAACAGCAGGAACCAACGTAATTAAGCTTACTCCAGCATCAACAAATGCTCTGGTGACTTTGACGATGCCGGCACAAACCGGTACAATCGTGACAACTGGAGATACCGGTACCGTAACTAACACCATGCTTGCCGGAAGCATTGCAAATGGAAAACTGGTCAATAGTTCCGTTACGATCGGATCTACTGCGGTATCTCTCGGATCTACGGTTACGACATTCACTGGTCTGGCTTCTGTCACATCCTCGGCATTTAGCGGACCTCTGACCGGTAACGTCACTGGTAATCTGACTGGAAATGCCGATACGGCAACAAAGTTGGCAACTGCCAGAACAATCAATGGAGTCAGCTTTGACGGTACCGCAAATATCACAGTCACTGCTGCGGCCGGAACGCTTACTGGAACTACGCTGAATAGCACGGTTGTTACATCCTCCCTGACATCTGTTGGTACTATTGGAACCGGAATCTGGCAAGGAACATCGATCGGTACCGCATATACCGATGCAAAGATCGTATCGGTTACCGGCACCGCAAATCAGATAACGGCCACAACGACGACCGGAGCTGTTGCCCTTTCTCTGCCTCAGAACATTCATACCGGGGCAACACCAACGTTTGCCTCTGTTACAGCAAATAATGTTGTTCTTGGGAGTGCAGCGAATACGATTTCAACGTCTACCGCTTCGACTAATCTTACGCTTACTTCTACAGGAGGAACCGTTGCGGTCACTGGAAATGAAACGGTATCTGGAACGTTGGATGTTTCTGGAAAGACACAGGTTTTAACAACTCTTGCAAACAACACCGTTGTACTTGCCGTAGTCAATAATAATTCAACGTATACAAATGGTTTTCCCACGGCGCAACAAGGAGCAAATCGTTTTACAGTTGGTGCTGATGGCTCGGTGGAAATTAAGGGAGATCTAACAGTTCGTGGCGCAACGACGATTACTGGTGCTGCTACGATTTCTGCTAATTTTAATACACTGATCAACAAGCCTTCACCGGTTGTTGGTGTTACCCTATCTGGTGAGCTTTCTGGATCAGCATCCACAACTCTAACAGAATTGGGTGCCGGAACATATACGATTGCTCTGGCATCCACTATCATTGATAACGCTGTGATTGCTAGCAAAATTGCAGCAGACGCAGTAACCACCGCAAAGATTCTAAACGGAAATGTAACAAATGCAAAACTTGCAAACAGCAGCATCACTGTTACAACGGCCGGAGGATCTGGATTAAGTGGAGGTGCTGTAGTAAATCTGGGTGAAACTGTCACCCTGACAAATAGTGATAAAGGATCATCGCAGAGCATTTTCAAGAATATCGCAATTGCCGGCACTACGGCGTTAACTGCCAATGCAAACAACGATATTCTGAACTTTGCGTCGGATGGTACGATATCACTTACTTCTTCCACGGCAGGTGGAAATAAGACGGTTAATATCGTCCACGCCACCATGGGAAGTCAGGCATCGGTTGATAATAGCGGTGGAACTGTTATCCAAGACGTCACACTGAATAATGGCCACGTCACAGGATTGACGAGTGTCAATCTTGATACTCGTTTCGCTCCTATCAACACAGAGACACTTGATTCTGTAACTACCAGAGGCTCTACAACATCAAACGGTATTACGGTCGGTTCTCTTACGACGAGTGGCGCCATCAGTGCAGCGACCCTGACACTTTCGGGGGATTTAATTGTAAATGGCACAACGACTACGATCAATAGTTCTACGGTGACGGTTGACGATAAGAACATTGAGCTTGGAAGTGTACCTGTAAAAACAGGAATGGCTGCGACTCTCACGAGCGGGTCGATCGTCGTAAATCTTACGAGCGGAAATACTACCGGATTAATTCCTGGACAACGTTTAACGGATATAAACTCAAGCGGGGGTATATTTGGTTCTGCTTCAATTGCTGTTGCTGCAATTAACAATTTAACTCAATTTACTGTCACGAGTCCACACCTAGGATCTGGTGGAGTTACATTTGGTGCCGAGGCCGCCAGCGACTCAACTGCAAACGGCGGTGGTATTACTCTGAAAGGCGCCACTGACAAGACGATTACCTGGGATTCTGCCAACACGAACTGGACATCCAGCGAACATTGGAACCTTCCGACTGGAAAGCAGTTTAAGATCAATAATACTGCCGTTCTGACATCAACCGCTGTTCTTGGAATCGCAGGGACTGACATTGTTACTCTTACCGGATCACAGACTCTGACTAATAAGTCTATCAGCGGTGAACAGATTACTAGCGGTACAATCAATTCTGCCCGCCTTGATGCCGATCTTGCCGCCATCGCAGGGATCTCCGGAACATCTGGATTACTCAGAAAGACCGCAGCCGATACCTGGTCATTAGATACAGCGTCTTATCTGACCGGAAATCAAAGCATTAGCCTTACAGGTGATGTAACAGGAACCGGTGCAACAAGCATTTCAACGACAATCGCCAATAATGCTATCACAACCGCGAAGATTGCTAATTCTAATGTTACCCTTGGAAAGATTGCAGATATTGCAGCACAACGAATTCTGGGAAATAATAGTGCTAGCACCTCAGCGGCTCCAGCAGAATTAACTGTCGCACAAGTTCAGGTTATGTTAGGTCTGGGTACTGCGGCATATACTGCTTCGACAGCATATCAACCTATTGGAACATACGTCACATCTGTTGGAGCCACAGCTCCAATTTCTTCCTCTGGAGGAACAACCCCGAATATAAGTCTTTCTGCCAGTTACGGCGATACTCAGAATCCATATGGTACAAAGAATGCAAATACGGTTCTGGCAGGTCCTCCGAGTGGTGTAGCGGCGGTTCCGACATTCAGAGCTCTTGTTGCAGCAGATATTCCATCACTAGATGCTGCTAAAATTACCACGGGAACGTTTGATGCTGCTAGAATTCCATCACTAGATGCTGCTAAAATTACCACGGGAACGTTTGATGCTGCTAGAATTCCATCGCTGAATTACCAGCCATTTGATGCTGATCTTGCAGCAATCGCTGGATTGACCGGAACAAGCGGACTACTTAGAAAGACTAATACTGATACCTGGTCATTAGATACATCATCGTATCTGACATCTAATCCAAATCTGCAAACTGTCTGCAATGTTGGAAACACAACGACGACTAGCATTACTGCTGGATCATTTGTTAAGTCTGGCGCATTCTCAACCGATATTCTGAAGGGTGACGGATCAACAGAAAGTGATAGCAATTACGTCAAAACCTCGGGCAATCAGACTATTGCTGGAACTAAGATATTCAGCCAGAAGATGGGCATCGGCTCTAATTCGAGCTCGACTGCTGCTCTAAACCTTGACCTAGGATTTGATTCAATTTCTGCCGCTCAGCCAACACGAGCGATTTGGTTGCGTCCAACGTTTCGACCAAACAGCATCGGCGGAGGTGTGATGGAAGGCATTGGAATTGTTCCAATCATTGACTCGAGCTTCTGGAGTGAATCTACGCCAGCGATGACGTACAGCGCCATTCGAATCGGCGCCGTTACACGTACTGGTACTACAGCAGTCACCGAAACGCGCGGTCTTTATATCGATAACTGCACGCTGGGTACTACAAATTATGCGATTTACAGCGCTCATACTGGAGCATCTGTTTTCTCTGGATCACTTACAGCGACATCCTTTATCGGTTCAGCTGCTTCATTAACAAACTTCCCTACGCTCAATCAAAATACGACTGGTACTGCCGCAAACGTAACCGGTACCGTTGCAGTCGCAAATGGTGGTACTGGAGCGACAACATTCACTGCCGGATATCTAAAGGCTAACGCACAGAATGCGTTCACTACTGTGGCATCTGTTCCGTGGAGTGATGTTTCATCTAAGCCTGAAAGTTCGATTGTAAGCAGCCTGGCTCTTTCTGCTCAAACTGTCACCGGAGGCGCCTATCTTAACTCTACAGTTTATAAGCTGGATTCAAGCTCTGGAACATCATCGCTAAAGATTTCTAATGGTACAGGAGTTACTGTAGCTTATGTAAATGCCGGCGAAATTTCAGTGTCCATTCCTCAGGCTGTAGCAACAACATCGAATGTCCAGTTCGGTTCTATTGGAGTTGGTACCGCTGCATCTGGAGTGTCTGGCGAGATCCGTGCGATCGATAACATCACTGCATATTACACCTCAGACGAACGCCTCAAGACGAACGTCCGCAAGATTGAGAATGCACTGGACAAGGTTACTCAGATCAATGGTGTGGTCTATGACTGGAATGATACCTACAAGAAGTCTCACGGTGATGTGGATGGTTACTTCGTTCGTAACGACAACTCCGGCGTCATCGCCCAGGAGGTCGAGAAGGTCTTCCCGAACGTTGTGGGTGAACGTCAGGATGGATTCAAGGCAGTTCGTTACGAGCTCCTGGTTCCTCTCCTGATCGAGGCCATCAAGGATCTCAAGGCCGAGATCGAGTCATTAAAGGCAAATAAGTAAGTTATAAATACACTGACTTATGGCTGTCTACGCGAATATCTCGATTGACCAGGGATCAGATTTTACCTCAACTGTGACTGTCGAGGGTTCTGATGGTATCGCATTTAACCTGACGGGATATACTGCTCGCGGCCAGATTCGCAAGTCATATACCTCCACTACTGCGATCAACTTCTCGACGGCGATCAACTCACCTACTGCCGGAACAATTCAGCTCACACTGACAGCAGTGCAGACAGGTGCAATGAAAGCAGGTCGGTACCTTTATGACGTGGAGGTAGTACAGACCTCAACTGGTAAAGTCACTCGTGTCGTAGAAGGTCAGGTCGAGGTCAATCCTCGTATTACTCAGCCATGAGCAACATTGTAGGATCAGTCCTTCCTGCACCAGCAATCAAGTCCACAGTACGTGGTTTGCAGAACGTTCAGGCACGCACTGTTGCGATTGGTGCACCTAAGTCGATGGGAGATCTGTCGGATGTCGACCTTTCTGCAGTCGGTGACGGCGCGCTTTTAATTTACAACGGAACACTTCAAAAATTCGTGGCCAACACCGAGGTCAATAACTCGAACACGAAGATCGTTGGCGGCAGTTTCTAACCTAGAGCATCTACCTTACTATCATGCCCGGCACAATCATCAAAACCAAGTATAGCGATATCACGAATCAGCCAGCACCAGATGCATTGGCACATTCGGAGCAAGCATACTCATTCGCATCAAATCGCCTTTTCATCGGTAAGACCAGCGGGGCCACGGTAGATCCGATCATCATCGGTGGTAAGTACTACACCGACATGATGGCCCAGACGCCGGGAGTGCTGACAGCAAGCTCGACGATCATCGTTGACCAGTACAAGTGGGTCGATCACCTGATCACTGGTGGACTGAAGCTGACTACATCCAACGGCGCAGGTCAGGAACTTACGACGGTTGTTACGACGATCGGTGGAGGTGCCGCGAATAACGAACTTCCGACGGCTCTGGCTGTCAAAAACTATACTGACTCCGTTGCTGCTGCTCAGACGCTCACATCTCTGGCCGATGTCACTATCTCGAGCGTGGTCAATGCTCAGGTGCTCATCTATGATAGTACTGCTCAGCAATGGCTGAATCAATCTCTTTCTGGTGATCTGACGATCAGTAAGACCGGTGTTGTCACTCTTGCTAATACTGGTGTTACTGCTCAGACCTACGGATCGACGACAGCAATTCCTGTTCTGACAATCGACAGTAAGGGTCGCATCACGAGCGCTTCTACCGCTTCTCTGGCAACTTCTCTTTCAATTGCTGGTGACACAGGAACTGATTCGGTTGCGCTACTGACAGACACACTGACATTCGTTGGTGGAGCGGGCATCACATCAGCCGTCACCAACAATACTGTCACTCTGGATGTCGATAATACTGTTGCGCGTAGCACTGACACGCTCAATTACTTCAGCTCCACGACGTCTGCTCAGCTTGCCTCTGTCATCTCGGATGAGACCGGCACGGGAGCTCTGGTATTTGGTACAAGCCCTACATTCACCACATCAGTTGTTACTGACAGCCTCACATTCGCAGTATTCAATACAACTGCAACAACAGTTCAGGCATTTGGTGCTGCAACCGATCTTGCGATCGGTGCAACATCTGGTAATACGACGGTTCGTAACAACCTGATCGTCTCTGGCACACTGACAGTCAACGGCAACACATCGACAGTCAACTCGACAGTTACGACCCTGACAGATCCAGTCATCATGCTGGCCCAGGATGCCCTGGCTGCAGGTGACTCAAATGATCGTGGCGTCAAGTTCAACTACGGTGATGGCTCGCAGGTTCAGACCGGATTCTTCGGTATGGACATGCAGACCGGCCGCTTTGTGTTCAAGGCGACTGGGGCGACTGCCACAAATCCTGAGAACTTCAGCAGCCCATGGTCCGATGCCCAGTTCGGTGAGATCTATGGTACCGGCGGTACATTAGGCAATGTCACTGTTGGCGTAGCGACAGATAACAAGATCACGACAACGAGTGGCACTCTGGTCATCGATGCAGCCAATAATACGGTTCAGATCGATGCTGACGCTTCAGTCACTGGTACGTTCGGCGTCACCGGAGCGGTTACTCTAACGACTGCTCTGGGTGTTTCATCCGGTGGTACTGGAGTCTCAAGCTATACTGGCAAAGCGGTGTTCGTATCAAATTCTGGAGGAACAGCCACAAACTTCCTGACCGGAACTCAATACCAGATCGTTCAGTTTGATGCTACTGGCACTCCGATTGCCTCTGCCACGATTGACGGCGGCACGTTCTAATAGCTAGTCGATTTATCCACTTATAAATAGGTGGTCTGGGTTTTTACTCGGACCACCTATTCTGTTTTATAACTCGGAGTTTTTACTCACATGGCCAATAACATTCTACTCAAGAAGTCTTCGGTTGCCGCCAAGGTTCCTACCACTGGCGATCTGGATTACGGTGAACTCGCGCTCAATTACGCAGACGGCGCGCTGTATTACAAGACATCGGGTAATGCAATTGCTCGTCTGAACCCGCCCGAGTCGATTGGATTTGCGAATGTAGCAGTTAGCGGACAGAGCACACTTGTGGCTGACACAGCTACTGGAACATTGACAGTTGCTGCTGGAAATGGCGCAATTACTGTTACTACAAATTCTGGGACCGATACTTTAACAATTTCGCATACTGACACCTCATCCGTGGCGAATCTTTCGTCCGATAATTCTGCGGGAGTAGTGCTGCAGGACATCGCATTTACATTTGATACCTACGGACACGTTCAAACTGCCACAGTTGCGACAACAAATCTAGATAGCCGTTACTTACAAACGGAATCTGATACTCTCGCAACAGTTACCACTCGTGGAAATACCACTGCCAATTCCATTACTATCGGAGGCCTGACAGTCAACGGTGCTTCTTCACTGGCAGGCGATGTTACTAATGTCGATTCTATCTCATTCGACCTGACAGCAGCAGCGGCCACCGGCATCGGTAAACTATACTGGGATGCTGGATTCGGTCAATTGCGCTACGGACTAGGTGGAGGAAATGTCGAGGTTGCGATCGGACAGACTCAGGTAACATATGTCCGCAATGCTGAAACAAGCACAATCACAAAGGGTCAGGTAGTTTACCTGTTCGGCGCTCAGGGTGATCGTCCTTCAGTCAAGCTGGCATCAAATACAGCCGATACAACATCGAACAAGACTTTTGGTATCGCAGCAGAAAATATCGCTGCAAATAGCGATGGCTATGTTATCAACACTGGTATACTCAGCGGCGTTGACACTTCTGCTTATACTCCTGGAGATATTCTCTGGCTAGGATCGGCTGCCGGAACATACACAACGACAAAAGCTGTCGCACCAAATCACTTGGTCTTTATTGGAGTAGTAGTCAAGGCAAATCAAGGCGGAGGACAGATCTACGTCAAGCCTCAGAACGGATATGAGCTTGATGAGATTCACGATGTTCTGATCAGTGGAATTGGCCTGAATCATAGCCTGTTCTATGATAGCTCTGTCAATGTCTGGAAGAACTATGCTCCTTCTGCAGCACGCACAAACCTAGGCCTAGGAACGATTGCAACGCAGAACGCAAATTCTGTTGCGATCACGGGCGGAGCAATCGATGGAACTCCGGTTGGTGCAACGACTCCAAGCACGGGCAAGTTCACAACTCTGCAGACAACGGGTGATGCCACGATTGGCGGTAATTTGACAGTGAGCGGAACGACCACGACAGTCAATGCTCAGAACCTGAACATCACTGATAATCTGTTCTACCTGAACGCTGGATCGACAAACACGAATCCAGACATCGGTTTTGCTGCGAATTACAATGATGGAACATACCGCCACGCTGGATTCTTCCGCGATGCGACGGATGGTTACTGGAAGGTGTTCAAGAACTACACACCTGAGCCAGATGCCAGCATCTACATCGATACCTCTCACGCATCATTTGCTCTGGCCGACATTCAGGCGGCTAACTTCCGTGGTGCTCTGGTGGGTAATGCCACGACAGCATCCACACTGGCAGGCACGCCGACGATCAATGGAGTTACATTCAATGGTGGATCGAACATCACTATCACTGCCAGTACCACGAATGCTCTGACGATCGGTGATGGCCTGAGTGGTACAAGCTTCAATGGATCTGCTGCCGTCACAATTGCTGCCGATTCTACGATTGCACGACGCTCTGATGTTCATTATATCGGAACAACTAGTATCGCTCTGAATCGTACCTCGGCTGCTCAGACACTGACCGGCATCAATGGATTGACGGCTGTTGGTACTGACCAAAGCATCACGCTGACTCCAACTGGGACGGGTGGAGTCGGTATTGGTACTTCAAGCCCGAATGAGTTGCTATCTATCGGATATATCGATGGGTCATACGGAAGGATTGAATTCAGAAGCGCATCGTATGCTCGCCAGGCAATCATCGAGGGTGTAGATGATGCATCCGGTGGAAACGGACACCTCGCAATCTATACTCGAAACAGTGGAAGTGTTTTTGAAAGACTGAGAGTTACAAGCACTGGTAGACTTGGAATTGGAACAACCAATCCAACAGCAAAAATCCATGCGATGTCTGGCGCTGCTTATTTACGCGCTACGCTTGAATCGGAAACAACTCCGCAGATCATTATATCAAACGGAACGCAGATCATTAATTTTGGTATTAACGGCGACGTTATTCCTTCTGTCACAGCCCAAAGCAATGATCCGCTAGTATTTGGCACAAATAATATCGAGCGCGCACGTTTTACTGCAGCTGGTAATTTTGGTATTGGTACCACAAGTCCATCAGCAAAATTAAGTGTTGTCGGTACTTCTGATCAGACTCAGTTTTTAATAAAAATTATTCTTCTCAAGGAAATTATGCGTTTCAGCTTCAAAACAGTAGTGGAAATGCTGTACTCGCATTTGCTGCATCCGGAAGTATAGTTAGACCTGCTACAGTTGCCGGCGATTTAACTCTTGAACAGCTTGGAGCTAATAGTATAACTTTCAATACAAATGGATCGGAAAAAGTCCGTATTACCAGTAGTGGTGATATTGGTGTTGGAACTACGAGCCCAACCGCCAAACTTGATGTTTACGGCGGCGCTTCCGCAACACCTCAGACATATATTTTAGCTCGCGCTGGATCATTTACTACAGTTCTTGGAGCACAGGACAGTGCAGGAGTTGCACAAGAATCATTTGTTGGATCTCTGACAAACAACGATTTTAAGTTCAAGACGAACAATATCGAGTATATGCGTCTGAAGTCAGACGGAAACTTTGGCATTGGTACTACATCGCCGTCACAAAAGCTTGAGGTCACTGGTAATATAAAGCTGACAAATGGCGGATATATCTACGGAGATGGCGCAAATGCTCAGTTACATTTAAGCAATGCGATGGGATCGCAGCTGATCTATGGAAGTGTAGCGGTACGCGCTCTGGCAGCATCCGTTAAACTTGTTGCAACTTCAGAAGAAATCTCTCTGGTTAATAATAATGGGTCGCTATGGCTTACTGGTGCAGGTAACGTCGGCATTGGTATTAGCGGTCCATCAACAAAACTCCATGTGTATGGTGCAGATCAAAGAATGTCGATTTCTACGTCGACTGACTCAGCTTCTATTACACTAGGACAATGGGACGGAACTACAAATAGAATTGAATCGTCAACCAGAAAACTATTTCTTACATCATATGCTGGAGGAATATCGCTGGGAGCGAGCGGCAGCGAACATTTTCACGTTTCTACTGCCGGTAACGTCGGTATCGGAACAACAACTCCATCTCAAAAATTGCATATAAGCGGAGGTAATTTATTAGTAAATAATAATGGAAGTGGAGATACAAATTCTGGAATAAGAATAGTCTCATCAATAGGTACTACGCATTATAATTGGATGTTAGCCGCACAACAGAATGTTAATGCGGCATTTGAAATTACTCCTTCAACAGCAGTTGGAGGCACGACATTTAGCGCGCCGGTTGCAGTATTTTTACAAAGTGGTAATGTTGGCATTGGTACCACAACTCCTGCTTCAAAACTTGATGTGAACGGTAGCATTGCAGCTGCAGGGCCGATCTATGTTACCACCTCAAATCAGTCAAGCCTGCGTCTGATCAACAGCGCCACAAATGGAAAAGACTGGAACATCAATAGCTACACAGATGGAGTACTTTACATTGGTGTCCAGAACGTAGCAAATTACCTGACAGTTTCATCGAGCTATACCTCAGTAAATGGAAATCTTGGAGTCGGTACTTCATCCCCGTCCTACAAGCTCCATGTTATCGGTGATGCACGAATGGGCGCGAATGGACAGCGCCTATACTTCTTTGATGATGGTAATGCTCATATTCACTCCACAAGCACTCCACTCTGGATAAATGCAGAGGATAATAGCAACATCTATATCAATCACCAGTATAACGGAGGAGTAATTCTCACGAAGTCCGGTGGCGGTAATGTGGGTATCGGAGAAGGAAGCCCAACGCAGAAGCTCCATGTCGCAGGTAACGCTCGTATTACAGGTGCGCTTTATGATTCTGCAAATTCTGCAGGAACAAACGGTCAGGTTCTGACATCAACAGGAACCGGTACAGCATGGTCTTCATCCGGAGTCGCAGTGTCTGGCACTGGTACTGCAGGAAAGATCGCAAAGTGGTCAGCAACGACTGCTCTGGCTGATTCTGTCATCACTGAATCTTCTGGCAATATCGGTATTGACACCACACCGACACAGAAGCTCGATGTCAATGGAAACATCGGATGGGGTACGGATTATGTTCTGTCTTCGTCTACAATCACTACAACTGCCACAACAGCAAACCAGGTCATCACCTCCGTTGCTGCTACATCCTTCCGTACGTTCAAGTTCATCATTCAGGCGACCGATGCAACAGCAGGTAAGTATCAATCTCAGGAGATTCTGGCGGTTCACAACGGATCGACAGTGGCTCACACGGAATACACTGCGATCAACGTCGGTGGTGCGGTTGCCACATACGATGTGGACATCAGCGGAAGCACAGTTCGACTGCTCTGTACTCCACTCTCTGCGAACAGCACCGTTTTCAAGGTCTCGATGCAGCTGATCAAGGTTTAATAAATAGGTAAAACCGGACTTTAACTACCAATGGCAATCAAATCATTTCTTTCCGAGGGCGGATTTTCGGTCGGTTCTGTAGGATCGGCACCGATCGAGGTCATCGACTCGTCCGGCAATATCACTGCAGTGGGACTGACAGTCAGCGGCAACCTGACGGTCAATGGATCGACGACAACGATCAATTCCACGACAACCACGCTGGATGACCCGATCTTTACTCTGGGCGGTGATACGGTACCCGCATCAGATGACAACAAGGATCGTGGTATTGAGTTTCGCTGGCACGACGGATCGCTGGCCAAGGTAGGATTCTTCGGATTTGATGACAGCACGGGCAAGTTTGTATTCATCCCAAATGCCACAAATACCAGTGAGGTTTTCAGTGGCACTATTGGGGCTATCGATCTGAGCGGATCTCTATCAGGCGGAACGGGTATTAACTTTAATGGTAGCACAGGAGCAATCACTAACACCGGCGTTACGTCGATCACCGGGACAAGCAATCAGGTTACTGCATCTGCGAGCACTGGGGCGATTACACTATCGCTTCCTCAGAATATTCACGTTGAGGCACAACCGACATTTAGTAGTCTTACTGCGTATAACTTCTATCTAAGGAATAATAATACCAACTATATTGACGAAGGTTATGGATTTAGATTTCACCAACCATCGGGAGCTCATCCTGTTCAATTTGAAAAATCTATTCGTATAGGTGCAATCAATGCTAGTGGTACTGATTATGGATCTGGAAATGTGTATGCACTTGGTAGTGGATATTTTGGATCTAGTACTGCCGCAACATCTACAGTAATCATTAATGCAGCGCAGGGTGCTGCACAGGGTGGCGCGTTCGGTATTCAAGGCGCAGGAACATGGCTGACTGGTTTAGGTACTCGAGCCGCGATCATCGGCAGTGGGACAGATCAGTCCACGATGCTGCAATCATATGCAGATAACGTGTTTATCCATGCTGTTGGATCTACAAAAGCTGTATATCTGCAGATCAATAGCACGAATAAGCTGACAGTTGACAACACTTCTACTACAGTCGCTGGTAATTTAACAGTGCAGGGAACCGGTGATAGCACAGTTGCCGGAACTCTTGGCGTCGGTGGTGCTGCATATTATTCAGCAAAATTTACTGTTGACGGAAGTTCTATCGGATATAGTTGGGGCGTGACAAATACTCGTGGCGGTCATATCACAACAATCTCAAATCCTGATGGCGGAACAACCGCAAGTAATATAGCATTCCGCGTAAACAATTCTTCTGGTACTACACTGCTGCAATCCACATACGGTGGCGCAGTAACAATTCCTAGCACACTGACTGTTAATGGCGCTGAAGCTGCAATATACGGTGCTGATGGATATCAGCTTAAATTAGGTTATAGCAGCGCTTATTTTTGGAAAATTGGAAGAAGTAGTTCTGGAACACTTATTTTCAATGATAGCGCAACAGATCAGATTTCTTTCACAAATACTGGTCGTCTAGGTATTGGTACTATTACTCCTGGAGCTAAGCTTCACGTGGCAGGACCACACGCAGATGAAGGTGCAGATCGTGCTGCTACAACAGCTTTGATTGTAGATACAAAAACTGATGGCACCGGAGACGGCAAGACTTATATTAAAACAGGATGGATTAATACCGGTAACTACGGAGTTTCTACGCTAGGTGTAGGATATTATGCATCAGGATCTCAGGTCAGAGATGTAATTACAATGCTTGGTACTGGTCGCGTTGGAGTTGGTACTACTACTCCAACGCAAAGATTACACCTGAACGGTGGTGTTCTACGTATTTCTGGTGGAGGCGCAAGCAGCAACGGCGAAATCAATCTTGACAGCGGCACGGAATACGATGGATGGCAGGTCAGAAAAGAATCATCCACAATGTGGGGCGTCAAATCCGTCACATCTGGTAATGATCTGGCAATCTTCGTAGATAACACAACAGCACGCGGTGTCTATATCAAGACTGGCGGCAACGTTGGTATCAATCAGACAAATCCTCAGCATAAGCTTGATGTTGGCGGCGCGATTCGTACTACAGACTGGTTATACATTGAGAATTCAAATTTTGGTATCTACAGTAACGCGAGTACGGCATATTTCTCAACATCTACGAATAATTGGGATATCTCTTCTGGCCCAGGCCAAACGTGGTCGGGCTTGAGATTGTATTCAGGCGGCAGAGGTAATACGTGGCGCGGCCATTTTTATGGGGATGCTGATGGTCAAGGGTTCCTCAATTCTGCTGGAAACTGGCAACTTACTGTAGATTCATCGTCCAGACTTCGTGTCTATGCCGGTGTGTATAATATGGATTCTGGTATCCGCATTGTTAATCCTGGCGGTGCAGCATATACCACAGTTACTTCTTCAGTAACTGGCGCATTTAAGATCAAGCTGCCGACAAATCGTTTCAAGTCAGAAACGATGATGAGAATGACAGTAAAGATTTACCAATATACAACTGGTCAATCTCACGAATTTGAAATTGGTGGTTATAATTATAGCAACGCAGCAGCTGATTGGTTAAATATCTTTGCAGAACAAAAGAGCGATGCTGCAACAGCACCGTTTACGATTCGCTTTGGTAATGATGGTACATCGCAGTGTATCTGGATCGGTGAAACTACTACTGTATGGTCATATCCGCAGGTATATGTCACTGAGTTTCAAGGCGGATTTAGTGGCACAACTTCTTCTTGGGCATCTGGATGGACTATCTCGCCAGTCACCACACTTGATACTGTTACACAAAGCCGTACTGCAGCGCTAGTCGTCAATAGCAACAACATCGGTACGTACGGAGTAAGCTCGATAACTGGTACAGCAAATCAAGTTACTGCATCGGCAAGCACTGGAGCTGTCACTCTGTCACTACCGCAGAACATCCATACTGGAGCAACTCCGACGTTCGGCGGCGGTACGCTGAATGGCACACTGACGGTTGTCAAGAGTAATGGCGGTAATGTGAATGGATCCGCTAACGCTGCGATTTATCTGTCGCAGGATGAAAGCTCGATTCAAGGCCCAGGTACGAATACAGTTATTCGTATGGGCGGCAATCTTGTATTAGGAGCAAATAGCACCTGGATTGCTGCGACGAACGGCACAGCAGCGATCACTGTCAATAACTCTCAGAATACGACGCTTGCCGGCAATCTTACTGTCCAGGGAACAGGAACCTCGAGTGTTGCCGGATCTGTTAATGTCGATGGAAGTATTAATTTCTTGCGCGGTAGTGGTGATTATAGCACTTATATTAAATCTAGTGATTATATCGATGCTGGATATAATTCATCTACATTAAGATATTGGATCGAACTTGGAGCAAAAGGCGGAACGCACATTGTTCTCAATACCGATGGCTCCGCTACAGCGGCAGAAAACTCATATGACCATTTTACGATCTGGCAATATACGAATGGATCCGGAGCAATTGCTGCTGGCGCCCGGAAATTCTGGATCACTAACACCGGTCGAGTTAATTTAATTAATGGCCTTTGGCATAAATCTGCCGATGGAATTGAAAGATTTTATTACGATACAAGTGGAACTTCGTATTATAAAGGTGGCGGGACTGGAAGTATTCACGTTTTCCGAAATGCAAGTGATGTAGATATCTTAACTCTCAGTAATGCAAAGGACGCAATACTTTCTGGTAACCTTGCGGTTAACGGAGGAACCGGAACAATCGACGCAACAAGCGGAACTGCAAGCGCTACTTTAAATCTCGTTGGTCGCTCTTCCGGAACAGCCAAGACAGCATCAATTGCTTCGACGAGTGCAGGATCTCTAGTTTTAAGCGCAGAAGGAGCTGGATCGGCTCTTGGGATTGCAGCAAACACTGGCAATACGACAGTTGCCTACAACCTTACTGTCAATGGCACCGGTAAACAAACACTTGGACAAAGTGTCAATGCAACTGTTTACGCAGGAAATACCACAACCTCAGATCAAGCCATAATTCTTTCGAACACTCGTCGTGCTAATTACGGCGATGTAATGATCGCAAAGAATCTCGAGGGCGTAGCTTCTACTGATAGTTACGCAACTCCAGGCACATCGGCAGCCACCGGTTATGCCGCGCTTGAAATGCGTTATGGTGGAGTTGTTAGAGTATATGGAAACAGCGGTGCGACGACAGCAGCTGCAGTAGTAACACCAAATGTTTTAGCTGAATTTACTCCGACAGCAATTGGATTAAATCTGAATACCACTGTAACTGGTAATCTCACAGTCAGCGGCACAGGAACAATCAACGGTACCTCTATTCCAGCCAGCAAGACGCTTGTGGTTACTACCGACAAGCTTTCGGTACACGCTGCAACGACATCCGCGGAATTGGCAGGCGTGATCTCTGATGAAACCGGAACTGGTGCTCTGGTATTCGCAAATACACCCACGCTTGTAACGCCGAACATTGGCGCAGCTACAGGTACGTCTATCAATCTCACTGGTTCTGCAACAGTTTCTGGTTTAACAAGAATCAATTCATCGCCGAATGCTGTACTTTCATTTTACAATGCTGGAGTAAGTGAATGGACGATTGGCCAGAAAACCTCAGCATTTGTCATTAACAATGGCGGTAACTTTGCCGGAACTGATGTAGTAACGATCTCAGGTTCAGCAACATCTTTGTCTGGAAACTTGACGGTTGGCGGTAATCTGATCGTCAACGGCACCACAACTACTGTTAATTCTACGACGACCACTCTCGATGATCCAATCATCACGCTGGGTGGAGATACTGCACCAACAGTAGATGACAACAAGGACCGTGGCGTAGAATTTAAATGGTACACTGGGAGTACCGCAAAGACCGGATTCTTTGGATTCGATGATAGTACTGGATACTTTACCTTTATTCCAGATGCTACAAATAGTAGCGAAGTGTTTAGCGGAACGCCGGGCGACATTGAGGCTGGAGTTTATCGTGGAACTGGTGCAAATCTTACTGGTCCCATCACCGAATCCTCGACGACCGATCAAGCTATCACGCTGAATGCTACGGACAACAGCTGGAAGTATCTTGGATTCCAATGGTCTGGCACGCGCAAAGCATACTTTGGTATCAATGCTTCAGGATCTCCTGAATGGGGCTCGGATGTCGCAAACGCGACATTTGCTATCGTAGGATCCGGATCATCTCTGACAATTGCTGGAAATACTGTTCTTCATGGTGGTAATTATACTAATTACACCGATCCAATAATACAGGCATTAGACAGTAAAGCCTCAGTCAAAGCTGCGACAACTGCTGATATTACTTTATCTGGTACTCAAACGATAGACGGCGTTGCACTTGTTGCCGGCGATAGAGTATTGGTAAAAAATCAAAATACTCAAACGCCTAATGGAATTTATGTTGTTTCTGCAGGCGCCTGGACACGCGCAACTGATTTTGATACTTGGGCTAAATTGATAGGAGCATTTGTATTTGTTGAGCAAGGTTCGACGAACGGATTAACCGGATGGCTCTGCGCAGCTGCAGCAGGAGGTGCATTTGGTAGTAATCCAATAATGTTTTCGCAATTCAGTCACGGTGGATCCGTTAATGCCGGTACTGGATTAACAAAAACCACTAATAATGTGGGTTCCGGTCCTGTTTCTACATTCAGCATTACGAATACTACAGTCTCTGCTGCATCATACGGATCTGCTAGCAGTGTTGCGACATTCACCGTCAATGCTCAGGGCCAACTGACTGCTGCAAGTAGCGTGGCAATTGCAATTTCATCGGCGGCGGTTAGTGGGTTGGCAAATTCTGCTACTATAACAGCAGCATCCACAAATACTGCAAATCAGATTGTTCTGAGAGATGGTTCTGGTAACTTCAGTGCAGGCACGATTACCGGTGCTTTTTCTGGATCCGCCGATCAAGCATTTACTAACCAACACAATGGAAATGCAAGTCAATGGTATGGCAGAATATTATCTCGAAATTCTACAAACGACAAAGCGGCATTTTTAGGAACATATAGCGGATCTGTAGCTGGTGTATTTGCTCATAATAATGCCTTAAACGCATGGACAGATTTATACGTCAATACAACTGATGGAAATACAGGTGGTACCGTCAAGATGCCATCCTCGGTGCTGATTAGTGGCAGTCAAGCTTTACACGCCGCAAACTATAATTCGTATGCTCCAACATTAACTGGCACAGGAGCATCTGGTACCTGGGGAATTAGTATTACTGGCAATGCCGCAACAGCTACTACCGCAAGTAATGTCAACAACGGAACACTAACGCTTGCAGTATCTGGTACAGGTCTTTCAGGATCTGCTTCGTTTACTGCAAATCAAAGTGGTAACAGTACCTTTACTGTCACATCGAATGCGACGTCTGCTAATGCAATTAGCACAATTGTTGCTCGTGATTCAAACGGTGATTTCAATTCTCGAAACATTACTCTGTCCGGATCGCTCAACGCTGTTACAAAGAGCTTCGTTATCAAGCATCCGACGAAAGAAGGCAAGAAACTCCGCTACGGATCGCTTGAAGGTCCTGAAAACGGTGTCTATGTCCGCGGTCGCCTGAAGGGATCGAACACAATTGAACTGCCAGATTACTGGGAGAAGCTCGTCGATCCAGATTCAATCACTGTCAATCTGACGCCTATCGGCAAGCATCAGAAGCTGTATGTGGACAGCGTCTCGTACAAGCGAGTCATCGTTGAGAAGGATGGCCTGTTCTCTGGCGAGATTGACTGCTACTACACAATCTTTGCTGAGCGTATCGATGTCGAGAAGCTGCAGGTTGAAGTTGATGCAAAATAACAATGGCAACTTATTATTCACCGCGAATCGTCACAGATGGGTTGGTTCTATGCCTGGATGCTGGAAATACTAAAAGCTATCCGGGCACGGGTACCACGTGGAGTGATCTGGTTTCAAATCTAAGTGCTGTGAAGGGCGGAAGCCAGTCTCCTACATATCCGCAATATAATTCTAGCAGCTCTAACGGCTGGTTTACATTTACAGGAGGAGTAACCGCAAACAATTATTCTAGATTTGATGTAGCAAATATACCTAGTTTTTCTGCTCTTAGCGCTTTTGCTTGGTTCCGAACATCGAATACCACCGATAGTAAAACTATCATACGCATGGATAACTCGGATTTTGAGCTTTCCATGAATCAATCCAATACAGCCTTTACTTGTGCGGGAACAAATTGGAACGACATTTATGTTCAGCAAACTGCTACAGGAACTGACGGAATATGGCATGAAATCGGTCTCACATTTACCGGTACTGTTCTGACCGCTTATTTTGATGGATCTAGCCTAGGCGTCGCTAATAGAGCAACCCCGACTACCACAGCAGCTGGAACTCTAAGAATAGGAACTCGAGACGATGGATATTCGCAGCATTATGTCGGAGATATTTCGGTGATCAAGATCTATAATATTGCGCTAAACTCTCCGCAGGTACTGGCAAATTACAATGCCAGCAAAGGCAGATTTGGTCGTTAACTACTATGGCCTATCATAACGGACCTAAGATAGTCACAGATGATCTAGTGATGCATTTGGATGCCTCGAATCCGAAGAGTTATCTTGGAGAAACTACTGTCAATCTATTAGGATCTCAGGGACTAACATATGGAGTTTATGCATATGCGACTGGTCCCGTAGCAACTTCGACTGCGATATACGATAATTCAATTGCCACTGTCAATCGGTTTACTGTTTCTCAGGTCGTAAATACCGCAAGATCCGCTTTCTTTCCGACAGTTTCAGTAAATCAGGCATATACCTTTTCGTGCTATATGAGATACAATGGGAGCAACACTGCTTCTCCGTCGTTTGTCATTTCGGCTGCGAAACCGAATCCTGAAGGAGGAAATACCATTGTTCTGTCCCAGAGTACGCAGACTCAAACCGCCGCAGGAAATGGTTGGTATAGAGTCGTCTATAATTTCACAATTTCTTCAAATACTGCTACCGCGTGCATTTTGACGATAGGAGTATCAACTGGGTCCGATACTGCGTATCTCAATAATACCTTTGACGTATATCAGCCGCAACTTGAGGCAAAGTCATACGCTACAGCTTATGTAGCAAATACTCGTGGGGCTACAGTTGCAACTGGTGGCGGGTTCGCAGATCTTTCTGGAAACGGAAATCACTGCACTCTTACTACAACTGGAGTAACAACTGTTTCCACATATAAAGGCGGAGTAGCGCTCGATGGATCTTCCGGATACATTGAATTGCCTACTATCAATAATGGAATCAATCGCACTGTAGATATTGTCTATCGCCAGATCAATCTGAATGGAGGCTGGGGTCCTTTGTGGAGAAATGACTGGAGAGAACGTATCTTTACCACGTCTGCTACAATCATCAACGCTCCTGGAACATATTACAGCTCTAGCGGTATTCCGGATGGTACCACGAACATTCAGCAATTCTCATATACTATCGATGGATTGACTCTGAGATTTTACCGAAATGGTGTGCTTTCTACTACCACTACGATGAACGGATATATGAATCAGGGAGCATACAGCTACCGATTTGGATATCAGTGCGGAGGCGCTACTTGCACTAACGTTGCAGTTGAAATTTATTCAGTCAAGTTCTATAATCGAGGATTGACTTCAACGGAGATTCTGCAAAACTTTAACGCTACAAGATCGAGGTATGGACTATGAGCGTAATTGGAAATCCAGGAATTGTATCGGATAATTTGGTGTTCTACTATGATGCGAACAACATCAAAAGCTACGTTGGGCAGCCAACTACAAACACAATTCCTAGCCCATCGATAAATGCGTATCCCACATATGGAAATGGATGGGGGTCGTACAACACGAACCAGTATGGCAACGGAAACTTCTTTTCGATAGGAACTGTTTCCAGCGTCTCGAATAACATCGTCACTATGAGCGCTAATCATTCATTGCGCTCTTATGACGTAATGAGGCCTCAGACCACCGGCGGAGGTGTCACCGCAAATACCGACTATCTCATCAAGAAGTTATCAGATACCACCTTCAGCCTTCATTCCTACAATAGTTCTCAGGATGGGTCTCAGGGTTATATTAGTTCTGCGACAAATACACATAAGGTCTATGATGACTTTGCAAATGATGTTCGAGTCTCGATCAATTCCACAAGTTTCCCTACGATGTGGTGGGGTGCGCCGCATCTTCCGAACTCTGGACTAGTAAAAGAGATCATTCCAAACGGATTTGATGTGAATCCGCTCGCAAAGACAAACTGTATTCGACTGCACTATATACGAACTGATGGAGTGATTGATGGAATGTCGTATAACGTAGATGCGACAGTTACACCTGGATCTTCTAATACACATTCATTTTGGACTCGAGCAGTCACTCCAGATGCAGTTGGAAAAGGAGTTGGAATGTCCATTTATAATTATGGAGCAAATCCGTACCAGTATTATGGCCTTAATTTTACTCTTGGACCATTAATGGTATGGCAGAGGCAGACATATTCTTTCACTCCAGTAAACGCCAATATCATTACATACTGGTTTGGAGGAGCATCGCCGCCGTACAAATGGGATCTGGCAAACATTCAAGTTGAAGCAAATAGTAATGCTACAAACTTTGTGGCAGGAAGTCGTTCCAATATACAAGGATTGCTCGATCTTACTGGAACAAGCACGATCAGTCTGGCTAACGCCGGATTTGACAGCAGCTCAAACATCACGTTTAACGGTTCTAGTAATTACATCAACGTGGCAAATAATTCATCGCTAACTCCCACGAGTAATATGACCTGGGAATTTGTGGTGAATCCTGGAGCTATAGCAACATATAAAAGCATTTTTTCTAAAAATAACTATGGCAATTCAACCGGATTCATATGCTTGCATACTGGATCTGGAAGTTTAAGACTGGAAGCTTCGGATGTAGCACAGTCTACCAGGGGCCTCGATGTTTCTTTTTCCGGGATATTGACTCTTAACACTAACGTTCATTGCGCGCTGACGTATAACGGATCCACGTTTACGCTGTACAAAAACGGAGTATCGGTTGGTACAGCCACGTGGTCTTACGGTTTAGGAAGCAACAATGTAGCTGACTTTAACATTGGAACTGGGTGGCCTGGTTATTGGAATGGCAAGATACACCTATTCAAGATATATTCTAAAGCATTGTCTGCTTCAGAAGTCTTGAAGAACTTCAACTCGCTAAAAAGCCGCTACGGCCTTTAATAAATAGAGAAAACATTTACTATGCCAGACATCGTCATCACACCTAATAGAGGCACGAGCACCAATCCGAAGATTGACTTCACAGGAGTCACGACTGGCACCATCAAGCTCGAGGTGCTCACAGATGGCTCGTTGTCATTCAATGGAGCTAATGGATCGCTGTTCAGCATTGCAGATAGCGTGACAGGCAGTCTGATGTCGGTCAATGATACCTCCGGTCTGCCGATTCTGGAGGTGTTCTCCACAGACAAGGTAGTGATGGGTAAGTATGGGCAGAATACACTGGTGGTGGATGGAACAAATGTTGGTATCGGTACTGCAAGTCCTACCTCGAAGTTTGAAATTCGTGGAGGCACCGCAAATCAGACTAATGATGCGACTTTATATGTCACCGCTGATAATGATAATGATTGGGCAGTAGTAGTTGATAAATGGAGATCTAATGCTACTGAATACGGCCTAAGAGTCATAACCGGCAGTGCAGCGTCCTATGCTTTTGCTGTTTACGGCAACGGTTCATTGAGCACTCGCATTGCAGGAAACGGAGACATTTATGCTCCAAGAATGTACGATTCGACTGCTACTGCATATTATGTTGATCCAGGATCTACGTCAAACTTAAATGGCCTGACAGTTGCTGCTACAATTACTGGAAATGCAGCAACTGCTAGTAGTGCCGCAGCAATTACTGGTGGTATTCCAAGCGGCACAGACTATTACATTAACCTTCGAGTAATTCGTAACAATAATGCTGCATCTACTGATGGAATGTATATTGGTTATGGAAATGCTGGTAGCGGTTTAACGCGTCTATATGGCGGCGGAAGTAGTACCAATCACGCATATGTAGATGTCAATGGAGATATCTGGCGTTCCTCTGGTGGTTATCAGTATGTCTATAATTCCGGAACGTGGAGTGGTGTTAATATTGGTGGTAATGCCGCGACTGCCACGACTCTGCAGACAGCACGAAACATTGCCGGTGTCTCGTTCAACGGATCTGCTGATATCACATTAACCGGACAGAACATTTCTACGAGTAGCGGTACTGCTGCAAACGACATCGAAGTTGCAAAGTACCTTCGTTGGAAGAACTATGGTAATAATCATATTTTGATCGATGCATCAGCCGGGACAAATCCTGGCGGCGGCGCAATTGACAGATATACTCCTGGAAATACAATCAACAGCACCGGAGCTGGATCAAATACCTGGGGCGAAGCAATTAGTCTAATGGGCTGGAATGGATCCGCCACATATGGCGTCCGAGTTGACAGAGCTCGTTCTATTGATAATCAAGCGAACTCTGCTACAATCACGGCTGCAACCTCTAATACTGCTAATCAGATCGTTCTGCGCGATGGATCTGGTAATATATTCGGACAAGAGATATATGCTAGCGGTTGGTTTCGAAGCTATGGTTATCAAGGAATCTATAACCAAGATTACCAAACGCATTTCTACGCTGGTGGTACTGGATATTATAATCTTGCAGGAAATAGTTCAGCAACGGACGGAGGTCTAATTTTTAGATCTGGACATCAATCTACCATCAAGGGTCGAGTTTATTGGGATGGTGCTGGATTTGGTCTATTGAACGACAGCGGAAATTGGGCAGTACGATCAAACTATGGTGCAGCCTATTCTGGCGGATCTCTGTACGGTGCCTGGGATAAGCGCAATGCAAGCAATACCGGTGGCATCACAGTTCCTGGCGTATTCATTCAGTCTGGTGTCACATCAGGTGCACCTTCCGCGATTCAGAACGGTGATCTATGGTGGAACACCGATACCGGCAAATTGAAGATCTACTGGAGTTCTGCATCAGCCTGGGTCGATGCGACGCCAGTGCCGGACATGGCCGGATACTACACAACTGGTGGCGGTAACATCAATGGCAACGTCAATGTCAGTGGCTTGCTGGAATCAACAGGAAACATTACTGCGCGCATTGGTCAAACCTATCCAGTAAGTATCGGATCGCATCCAAGTTATAGTGGAGCAAATTATGGCGCTCTCTGGAGACCTGGATCAAATCCTGTTTTACTGTTTGATGCCAGCAATACTTATGTCAATGCTCCAAGTCTTGGTGCCGCCGTATCCTTCCAGGTTGGTAACACAACACACGCATACGTCAATTCCAACGGAGTTACCACCAACGGTAGCTTCATTATGTCGGGTGGATTTACTCTGTCTCAGACTGGAGGATATGGCCAGACAAATAACTGGATCCATCTGAACGGTTACCACGGCTTATATAGTACCAATAACAGCGCACACATTTATCCAAATAATAATAGTAGCTATGGAGCATGGTCCATAAATGGATCGCGCAATAGTTGGGGTGGAATTTACGACGCATACAGCGGTATTGCATGGATGGGCGACGCTGGTGGAAACGGCGGATTATATAGAGAATCAAATGGCCGTTGGTATATCTACCATAATACGGCACATAACTGCACAGCTATCGGAAGTTCTAATACAACTTCTGGTTACGCTATGCAGGTCACTGGGAGTGCATATGTTACCGGATCTGTAAATATAGCCGGTAACACAGCAATTCATGCTGGAAACTATAATTCTTATGCTCCAACCCTGACTGGTGGCGGAGCATCTGGAAGTTGGGGAATCAGTGTAACAGGTACATCGCGCTATCTAGCTCACATTGATGGTCCAAGAAATCTTTCTGATCGTAATCCAAATTGGTCAGCAAGAACCGCAACCTTTGACTTTATTGGCGCCGGTACAGCCGGTACCTCAGGAAATTATGCCGGCGTTTTAACATTCGTTCCATGGGATGGAACTACTGGGAGCACCGGAGATGCGTCTTATCAGTTAGCTTTTGGAAGCACAGCGACTAATGGAGGAGGGATTCCACACCTTCGTATCAGAAAGGGTATCGATACTACATGGAATAGTTGGTACACAATTCCTATAGTCGGGGTTAATACAGGATACCAAAGCAGCATTTATGTCGATACTTTTTACGATCAAGGTGATACTAATTATTATCTAGATCCTTCAGGTACATCAAGAGTAAATACCGTAAGTTTTGTCAGTGGAGCTACATTTGGCCCATATCTTCAATATAATAATCAATCCAATTTACGTCTTCAAGCCGGACAGCAGTCTGGGGATATTGGCATAAGTGGTTATGATTTTAATGGAAATTGGAAATTTCAATTATACGGAGATAGCAGCGGTTATGGATTTTTGAACGGAAACTGGGCAGGATGGGATCTGCTGAAAAGTGTAAGCGGTAACCTATATCTAAATAATCAAAGCACATATTACATTGGCACTAACGAGATATATTATAATAGAGTTTATGGCGTAACGGATATTAGATCTCCGATCTTTTACGATAATAATGATACCGCATACTATATTGATCCAACTTCGGGGCAGGCAAATAGCGAAGGCGGAAAAATCAAGTGGAACTTTACAGTCAACGGCGAAGGTGCAACCAGCGGCCGGGGTCTGGCTCTTTATCCTTCCTATACATCTAGCGTTCCGACATATGGAATCACATTTGCCCAAACCGCATCCCTCGGTACTCATGGAAATGTGACTGCAGATTGGGCAACGTATTTTACGATGAACAATACTGCCAATCGTGGCTGGATTTTCCGCGACGGCAATACACCAGCGAATGTTGCGTCTATCAACAATGCTGGAAGAATGCGAATTGCTTCATTAGGAGTTAATACTGATGCTTCTGCCACAAATGGTGAAATCCGCGCGACGGACAATATTACAGCATACTACTCAGACGAGCGACTCAAGACCAGACTTGGCGCCATCGAGAATCCGATCGAGAAAATCAAGTCACTTTCCGGATTTTACTTCGAGGCTAATGAAACTGCTGTCGCTCTTGGTTACCAGAAGAAGCGCGAGGTTGGTGTTTCCGCTCAAGAGGTCCAGGCGATCCTTCCCGAGATCATTGCGCCTGCACCTATTGACGACAAATACATGACCGTTCGTTATGAGAAACTGATCCCGCTGCTGATCGAGGCTATCAAAGCTCAGCAGGCACAGATCGAAGAACTGCAGAAACTCATTAAGGAAAAGGTCTAATCTATGTCAGTCCTTAGTTTTCCAGCATCACCTACTTCCGGTACTCGGTATATTTCACCGAATGGAATCACCTATTTCTACGCAAATGGTAGTTGGAATACCGATGGTGCATCGCTGAGCCCAAATCCAACTCAACAGAACCCATTTCGATATCGCACAATCTATACGCGCGGATATGTTCACTGCGGATATCAGAACGGATCACCCTGGAGAAATACAAATCGTACTCTTCATGTGACAGATACGACTACCAACCTAGGTGATATGATGGATAATAATGCGTCCTATATCGATGGCGGATTTAGCGACTATAATACCTATGTCTTTAATAATTCTGGCAGCGTAGGTGGAACATCCGCCACAGTGTCATCGATGAGCATGGTGACTGAAACGCTTCGCACATATTCAAATACTCGTGATCTAAAAACATCTCGAGCAAACTGTAAAGCATTGATGAGTCCTGGATTGACAGCAATCTATATCACCGGAGGAAATCAAGCATCAACGGATAAGTTTGATACTGTTACGGATACAATGTTATATGCTGGAAGTGCTCCATCTGGAGCAACTGCGGGTGGAACTGGTGGTGGTCTAAGTGGATTCTTCGGTGAGTTCAAGGGGTTGGTCGGAGCAAATGGCACGTCAGGCCTATTTGACTGGGCTACAGAATCCTGGACCTCTGGAACATGGAGTAGTTCGGCATCATTCAATAATGCTGGCGCAACTGACGGCCAGCCTAAAGGCCTTTCGAGTAAATGGGGATATGGCTACAACGCAAACGGAAGTTACGGCGGATCATCTACTTACTATAAGTTCAATGATACAACAGGAGCATATCTTTCCGCCCCTTCTCGTCCGTTCAAGGCCGGCGAAGAAAACTGTCAGATCGGACAGGACTGGGGATATATTCTAGGAATGTATAACGATATCGGTGATGGACAAAATAATCGTTCTCACAAGACATCTTACTTGACCGATACCTCCGTAGAATTAGGATCCTCTGGGCAGCCAAAAGGTCATGGCGGAATGTCATCCGGAGCGTGTGGAACTGGTAGTGTTACTCTTCTCGGTGGAACGATGGGAACAATGATCTAACTATGAAATACTTTTTAGCAAAATTCCTGCGCTACGTGCCTCAGATCGATGGAGTAGAACATATCAGCGCCGTCGATAATTTCAACATCATCAAGGTGAGTACGGATCAGGCACTTGTTGAACTTCAGTCTCATCCAGATGAAATTCCATTGGTTGAAATTACTGAGATTGAAGCCACAGAGGCATTCAAGTTTTACGGAGAAACGCGCGGATACCGTAAGGTATATTCTGACTACGCCGGCCTTGAGCCCGATGCAGATGAACTGGCCAAAGGTCAACGCAAGACAAAGGTCTATCTGGCTGACAGCTTAAAGCCTCATGTGATTTCTCTGATGAAAAAGGCGTTTAAGTTCCATGTCAACGAGGAAATGGAGCATCGCAAGCATCATGACCACGATTGCTATGATAAAGCTCAGCACGATAGTCTACTTGCTCAGGTGGATGGTTTTACCACAATTGAGCAGATCGTAGATGCTCGTGAATCACTTCTGGGAATCGAGATGTGCAAAGATCGTGCATCAAAGTTAGGCAAGTGGGATCACGAGAAAGACAATCGAATAGATCGAGTCAACTTCGGTATTCAGTTTTAGAACCCGTATAAATTATATTATGAATGAATCTGAAATTTTAGAATTTGTAAATCAGAATGAGAACTCGCTAGGAATGTCGGACTTTCAGTCTCGATATTTCGTAGTCAACTCGCAGGTCACAAATTACCGCAGAGTACGTCAGGCTCTTGTAGAACTCGATACTCGAATCGGTATGCTCAAGCAAATCCAGCGCGAGCGAAAGAAGAGAGTAATACAGAAAGAAATGCTTCTACGAGATATTGCGAATGAGCCAGATGATCTCAAGAAACAACTGCTTCAGGTAGATGTCGAGCAAGCCGATTGGGACATTCATATGTTCGATAAGAAAGAACGGATGTGCCAGAATGAGATGAACGGATTCATTCAGATGATAAAGGATCTCGTTCCTGATATTGCTGAGCTCAAGAAATTTGCAGAGCATAATGAGTCAGAGGAGCGCACCTATTGGATCACTCGTCTGGCAAAGCAGGCAGCAATGGATCTGAATACCATTGGTCGAGTCAGCCAGGGTAATATGGATGCCATCCTAATGATGCCGCTACCGGACGTAAATGAAGCACTTGGCCTCGCCGTTAAGTACAATTTGGTACTCGGTAAAGGCATGGAAGCAATCGGTCAAGGCGTGATGGAAAAGGCAGGTCTGCTGAGTGATGGAATTAACTACATTGATAATGTTGCAAACGAGCAGCTGAAGCTCGAGCAGAACAAGACCGCAGGTGAAACTCTTTAGTATACCGCTCAATCCTAAGCTCACAGAAAATCAGTTTCATTCGTTTGTTACGTTCTGTCAGGAGCATCGGGATTACATCTACGACATCTATTTTACCTGTCGCATTCCTCCGTTCAATCAGGATGCGATGGGCGATGTCTTTCTGAATCCAGAGGATCATCAGAGCGCAATCTACACTGCGCTGCAGATGCCAGCATTGACTGGAATTCCGATCTCTGCAACGTTCAATAACATATCGGTACGGCCAGATCAAAAGAACCTGCAGATCTGGATCGATAACTTTCAGGCACTATATGACTCGGGCGTTCGTTCCTGCACGTTGCCTCATACTCATTGGCTGCTGACCGGTCAGATTCAGAAGCAGTTCCCTGAGCTGTTCATCAAGAATACGATCCTGCGTGCTGTGAAGGAACCACGAGATGTTGCTAAACTCGCAGAGGCCGGATTCCATTATGTCAATCTTGATCGAGCGCTGATGCGCGATGAGGAACGGTTGAAAGAGATCAAGCGAGTCAAGGACAAATACGGAATCAAACTTTCGCTGCTCGCAAATGAAGGATGCGTCGGTGGATGCCCAGTGATGGATGAACACTATCAGTTCAACAACACACGGACCGATGGACCGCAGTACTTCACTGACCCGATCAGCCGAGTGAGCTGTCAGCATTGGCACACGAAGGATTCCGCGATTCAGCTCAAGAATGCGAACTTCCCACCGTGGCGAGCAGACTGGCTACGCTTTCAAGAACTAGGCATCGATGTCATCAAGATGCACGGCCGCGAGAACAGTGATCGGCTAGAGGAGACGATGGATATCATTCGTCGCTTTGCTCGTGGCGAGGAGATCCTGTTTGATAATTTTAACGCCTATATCGCAGAGACGAACCTAGTGGACAAGCCGATCAATCTCTGGCGAGAGAAGATTCGCACCTGTAAGTTCGACTGCTGGGACTGCAACTACTGTGACAAGGTCTGGAAGTCAAAGGGCAACAATAATGACAGGTTAGTCGCCGCAGTATCTCAGGCTCTGATTGATAGCGCAAATCAAAGCGTAGGCGAAACGCCCGATGGTCTGACATCGGACAAGATGAAAGCATTGCTTAACTCGTTGGCTGCAATATCTGCCACGTATCTTGAGGTCGGTGTTCTCAATGGTGCAACGTTCTGCTCGGCGCTCAAAGGTAATACTTTACAAGCATTTGCAGTCGATCACTGGAAAGATCAGACAAAAGCTGCAAACGGAAAAGATGTTGTCGGATCCAAGCAACAGTTCATTCAGAACGTCCAGAAGTACAAGGGGCAAAATACCGTCGTGCTGTTTGACTGTCACTTTCTGCAGGTCGATAAGAAACAGCTGCCTCCGATCGACCTGTTCTTCTATGATGCGGATCACTCCGAGCAGGCAAACTATGCTGCGATCAGATACTTTGCGGATAGTTTGGCTAATAAAGCAATTCTGATCTTCGATGATGCGAACTGGGATGGTGTAGTTGCTGGTGCTCGTCGTGGGATTGCTGATTCGAAGCTCGAGATACTCTACGATAAGATCATACTCAACGCGCAGGAGGACGACGCGATGTGGTGGAATGGATTCTACATCGCAGTCGTGAAGAAACAATGATTGCAGGGCTTGAATATCTCTGGATGATCTTCTTCGTGATGATCGTCTCTGGCATTGCGAAGGAACACAATCTCTTCATGCCTCTGTACTCGTACATCAAGGATTCTTTCCAGAATAACCGCCTGGTCCTTTTCCTGACAAGTGCACTTGGAGGCATCCTGCCCATCGAAGGTAGAGTAACTGTGAGTGCCGGTGTCCTGGATACTCTGGCATCCAAGAAATGTGTGTGCGGTAGACAGAAAATGGGAATCGTAGACTACCTATCGACTCATCACTATTATCTCTGGAGTCCACTTGAGAAGACCGTCATCTTGCCGATGGCCGCGATGGGACTGACCTATGGGGCATGGCTGGGAATCATATGGCCACTACTCTCGGTGACGTCATTGTTTATTGTACACTACGTGTTCTGGCGTGTAAATGAAGAAGATATTCAAATTGATTTCACTCCATTCAAGATGAGCGCGATCATGAGAAACGTCATGCCATTCTTCGTAGCGATTGGTACCTATGCCTGGCTCGGTGGCGACAAACATATCTTTGCGATATTCGGAACTCTGGCACTATATTACGTATTCTTGACGCAGACCTGGGATCTGAAGAAACTGAGGTCGTACATCAAGTGGGATGTTCTGGTTACCGTGGCGGTCGTGATCGTGGCTGGAAACTACTTCAAGTCTCAGAGTAATCAGATCACAGAGATGATTCGTTCGCACGGGTCAAGCCTGGCGGTCGCGTCACTTCTGAGTTTTGTGGCCAGTTTTTTCATGGGATCCAGTGGAAAATTTATCGCCCTGGCAGTTCTGACATCCAGCATATTTGGCCCACAGTATTTTCTATGGTTCTTTGCGATTGACTATGCCGGTTATCTCTTGAGTCCGACACACAAATGCGTGGCGGTCGGTAATAAATACTTCGGCACGCCTCTCAAGGATTATTACAAAGTTCTGGGAGTTTGGTGCCTATTATTGATTGCTACTGCTTCAGTATTCACATTCATGCTATGAAAAAACTCACTACACTATTCTTCGTAATCTCTTCCATTGCACTTGCAGCGGATACTCAGGAACTTGAGGTCTTTCGAGTCACCGCGAAGTCCTATGCTCCATTCGAGTCTGTCGGCGAATACCAACAGCCGGCCTGGACGCTGACTCGTAAGTTTCCGTCCACTCGAGTCTACGTCATGACTCCGCCACGGGCAGTCATGTACGAGAAATGGTTTGATATCCGTGACAGGCAAGACGGTCCTGCCCAGATTCGTATGCGCGATGAGTTTGCGTTTGGCCTGGGAAATCGTCTGGAGCTTGACCTCTATGCTCATACGGTATATGATGGACCTGTCGGAAATCAGAGGTTCGGCTGGCGCGGATTCAGCTGGGAGGTCCGGTATGCACTCGCTGACTGGGGAAAGCTTTGGGGAAATCCGACTCTTTACTTTGAGCACAAACTGCTGAACGGAAGTCAGGGCATTGAACCAAAGCTTCTGCTCGGAGACCGAATTGCCGGTACTGATTGGATCTGGGGTCTGAACGCCATCTATGAGGCAAACCTGAGCGGGCCCAAGGAATCAGAGTATGCTGCGACGTTTAGCATCTCAAAGATCATCACGAAGAATCTGACTCTGGGAATCAGTGCCATGTATCGGTACAATGACTATGACGGAGGGTTCTCTGAGCTGTATGCGGGCCCAAATATGCAGTACAGGTTCAATGGGAACTCACACCTGAGCCTGGAAGTAATGCCCAGACTACTCAAGGATGGATACGACAGCCGTACGCTGTTGATCTTTGCCTGGAGATTTTAATAAATAGATACCTATGGCACTCACATATACCTGGAAACTCACTTCCCTAAAGAAAAAGAATAGCGGATCACTCAACGGAGTGGTCTTTCAAACATATTGGCAGAAGACTGGTACAGATGAAAATGGTCATACCGGTACATTTTCCGGAGCGACTCCATTTGATCCCGCCCAGATCGACACAAATAACTTTGTGGCATTCGATCAGCTCACAGAAGCTACGGTTCTCGGATGGATTCAATCCGTCGTGACTGGCGCATACGAAGAGCACGTCAATGAGCAGATTCAAAAGCAGATCGATGAAAAGAACAACGCATCTGCAGATGTTATGGCTGGATCTTTCCCATGGGATCCTCCAGCTGCAGTCGTTCCGGATCCTGCTGTACCAGCGGTTCCTCCTACGACGACTCCGCCTCCAGCGGGTTAATCACCTCATAGCTATTTCTGTCATGCTAGCCTGAGTAATCGGGCTAGCATTTTTGCTGTATAAATAGATACCTATGGCACTACCTGTATCGCCTAACAGCATTTCGTTTAACAATATCAACCAGGAGCTTGGTAGGGCTTCTCCCTACAATCAGACGGTTGCATTGAACGATTCTGTGGTTCGAACCTTATTTCAGAGAACAACAGCCGGTAGCTCCGTCGCGATGAGCGATGGATGGGGTAAGAGTAATTTCAGCGCTCAACCATCTTCTGTAACTGTTGATTATGTTGGCGCGTATAACGCTAGAGTAAATTGGTCAAACGGTTCTAATTATTATAGAACTAGAATATACTCTACTAGTAGCGGCGGTACCGCACTATATGATTCTAGTTCTGCCATCTATTCGTCTACAGCTTTTACAAATTTGCAAAATCTAAGTCCTACTACAACATACACTCTTTATGTGTGTTATGTTAATTCCTCTGGCGCAGAAGGCCCAAGAACTGCCGCGGCATCAAGTATTACTACTAAGACTGTCAAGAACCTTGCATCTGGAGCAAACAGCGTTGTTTATTTTGGTACAAAAGCCTACTATAAATTTACTAGCTCCGGAAACTTTACAATTACTCAAAAGGATAATGCAAATTTATCATTCGCCTATGACTTAGTTGGAGGCGAATGAT